TGACGGTGGTTGGTTGTGGTGTTGGAGGTGGGGGCGTAGGTGGCTGGCCGGCTTCGAGCTCTGCGATGCCAGCGTTGATGGTGGTTATGGCGACATCTAGCTCACCGTGAATGGCGACCAGCTTGTCGCGTCCAGCTTTCAGGTTCTCAATTGCAGTCATATCATCCTCCGGTTCAGGGGGTGGGGGTGGTGCTGGCGGGGTTTCCCCTGCCAGAAGATAGAGTTCCTCCAGGGTTCCTCGAAACTCATTGACATCCACGTCGCCACTACAGCCAGGCACAACCTCAACCCAGTCGTGCTTGCGGGCGACGCCATTCTGCCTGAGCACGGTTTGTTCCGGCTTCCAGCCACGGCAGAGGGTAAAGTCGTAGTAAGGGTTCCAGGCGGCTTGCCAGCCTAGCTGGTCACCTAAGGCTATCCCGCCCATCAGCTCATCCCATAGTGAGTAGGAGCAGTAAGTTCCCGGCTTGGTTTCCTTCTGGATCTCGTATCTCCAGTCCTCAGCACGGCCCTGGCGGGTGGATACGAGCACACCGTCGCGCACCTCGATGTCATTCCAGGCAGGCCACCTGACACCAGCTGCTTGCCAGAGTGGAGCGACCGTCTCCAGATGCTTATCCGCTTGGTTGAAGCCTGACAAGGTAGCCCAGAAGAGGTGGTAGGTCATAACGATGAAACCCTCATCCAGGAACATGGGCCAGAAGTGGCTGAAAGCCGAGTCGGCGTATACCCCATAGGAAGCTTGCAGGATGATGCCCACGTAACCTGCAGCCTTGATCTCCTTGGGGTTGATCACATCTCCCACCTGGTAGCGGCTCATGTCCAGGAGCTTGGGGAGAGGCGGGTAAGCCAGTGCATGGATAACCGAGAGCAGGCGGATCCTCAGATCGACTGGACCTGCGAAGTCCTTTAGCTCGCGGTGTAGGATACTGTATTCTTGAGGGCGCATAAGAGCCTCCTTTACACCATTGTGCCTGGTAGCAGGTGAATGCTTATAGAGTTGTTGCCGGCCGTAAAGGCAAGGCTGCTTACCCATGGCCATAGGGAGTAGGCATCCTGCCCACCAGTCCAGTAACCCACTGCATTTTTTGGGTATATCCAGGCTGAGACTACATCACCAGCTGCCAGGCTGGCTATAGCGCACAGGTTGACGGAGAAATTCTTCCAGGCTGACTCTTCAGCAAGCAGCGTTCCACCTGCAAAAAGCTGGATGCGATAATAGCCAGGAAATTTCTCCATGACTGCCCAATCGTTGGCCCAGAACTCACCCAGGTTGATATCCAGGCTGATTAGGTACTTACCGGAGACAGGGATAGTAAGATAGGTTGTGCCCCACCCGGTGTAGCCCTGGTACATGTTGCCCGCGTCCCATGTGACACAGTAGTAGCGGTAGCCTTCCCATGTGGTGCAGCCAGCCCAGCGAATGGCAACAGGCACGCCGTCCCAGACGTACTGAATATATGTCTCCCAGTTAATCTCATGGTATATCAAAGTGTACATGCCGTAATCCGGCCGCAGGATGTCAAGTAATATTTGGCCTCCTTCTACCTCTTGAACGCGTTTGTTCTTGGTGGTTGCCAGTGGAGCTGGGGTTACTGGCGTGGTAGGTATGCCCAGAGGGCGGACGACAGGGACGACTCCCGCTGAGTAGTCAACGGCGACTTGCTGCCCCGGCACAACGGCTCCCATGACTGGTAGATTAGTCAGGCGTGTGCCACCTATTCGGACCGTAGCCCTGCCGTTGTTGTAGCTGACAGCGGTTCCGATGGAGACTGACCCGCGCTGTATGGTCTTGCGGATAGATCGCCGGAGTCTCATAAGACCTCCTGTATCTGTCCCAGGATCTGGACCTCCATCGAGGGAGAGATATCGTTGTCAACAAAGCTACAGGTGCCGTTGATGGCACGTACCTGCAGTTGCATGGTTTCCCCAGCCTTGAAGGCGCCTAGTCCTTTGACATTGATCTGCTTGTTAGTGCCCGTCCCAAGGAAGGGGAACTGCTGGTAGTAGTGAATGTTGTTCTCATCCACACCAACCAAGGGGAAGTCGCCGGCAATAGGTAGAGCGAAGGAACTCTCCGGAGAGTAGAACCGCATTTGGTAGGAGAGCGTTGATAGCACCCCAGGGTAAGTGATCTCGATGCGTGCAATTAGCAGATAGAGGCCCGCTACCAGAAAGGTGATCTGCGTGGGGATAAGTGGGTCAAAAAAGACAGCTGTATCCCAGACTACATCCAGCCAGTTTATGGTCTCCCAGATGGTGCCTGCGCCAACATTGGAGCAGCGCTTGAGCTTGACGCCAATATCGGAGGTCAGGGCAGGCAGGATAGTCTCTGCTTCCTCTTTCTGGACTTTGGTAACTTCTAGCTTTCTAGCAACAATCTGCTCGTAAGCAACTGCCGGGATCACAGCCGGGGGGATGCCAGCCGAGTAGTCCAGGATCACCTGGTCGCCTATCCTGAGGCCTGGCGTGGCTACAGGTAGGTTACTTACCCGCGCTCCATTGCGAGCTAGGCGTACGGTGGCATAGCCGCCTGCCAGGGCTTCAAGCGTAGCGTAAACCCAGGCTCCTGACTGGTGCGTCTTACGGACAGTACGCTTGATGCTCATGGCGTTTCGTACCAGTAGGGGGTACCTCTTGGGTCAGCCCCATAGGGCGAGATCAAGGCTACCTCCAGAAGAGGATAGGCTCCAGCTGGATCAGCTGGAAGGACGCAGTAGTAAGGGAAAGGATCATGCGAATAGGTATGGTTTTTGAAGCGGGCTGAGCCTGAGACGAGAGAGCCTGGCCCGAGTGAGATGATCTGGCTGGCACTAAGAACTAAGTCATGGTTGGACATGCGCGTGTACTTAGATCCAAAGCCAGCTCCTCCCGGGTATGACGTGAACACCTGTATCTTGGTAAACTCATCATCTCCATTTAGGGGCGAGAAAGCTACCGTCAGGCGGCAGAAGTAACGTCCGGCTACGGGTACACGGATGCCTATATAGGGAGAAGCCCCTGCCATATCGCTGTGAGTTTGCCAGACAACATCTGTAAAGGGTATGACTGTGGATCCCATGTGTGGAGGCTCGGTTCTAAGGTTGTCTCCTTCTAGGCTCATAGACGCAGTGCGGACCACACGGGCGCTGACGAGATCATTAGAGCTTATGATATATGAAGGAACTTCCGTCTCGTGGCGCTGGTCTTTTGTGACAACCTCCAGAGCTGCAGGGGTAATTACATCCGGGGCAAGCTGCTGGGGTCTGACAACAGGTGTTCCTTCGGCTGAGTAGTCTACGATCACTGTATCCCCAGGCGTGACCGCGCTGGTACAAGGCAGGTTAGTCAGCCTTGAGCCAGTCCCAGCCACGCGCACAGAGGCAAAGCCGGAGGCATAACTCTCAACAGTGGCAATTACCTGTGAGCCAAAGCTTAGGGAAGTGCGCACTGAGCGTCTCAGCCTCATAGGATATCCTTCCTGGCATTGATATCCATCTGCAGCTCTCCTTCGCGTATGCCGATGGAGTAATCCTCGATGATCATGGCATGGTCTTTCTGCGTGCTCGTTCCGGAAAGGACATAGTGGAGCTCAATCCGGTCACCGGCCTCTACCCGGATGTCAGGGCGCAGCGTCATGTCATGGGTATACTGCCCCTCGTTGGCTTTCTCCAGGAGGATCCTGGCAGCATTCTCGGCGCCTGTGTCCAGGGTAGACAGCTTGAGCACACGGGTAAGGAAACCCTCATTGTCGGCAAAGGCATCGTCACTAACAAAGCCTACCTCGGCGTAATAGACCACCGCATCACTGCCGGCGTCCTGGGTGGTCGCATCGTGGTAGAAGTGGCGGCGCAAGATGCGCTCGCTGATGTCGTTGGAGTAAGTAATGGTGTCCCTTCGAAGCCGGTAAGAGAAGGAAACCCCACCATTGATAGTTGGGCCGTATTCCACCGGCCGCTCCTGGATCACTGAGCCAATGGCTGAGGCAGCGCTCATCTCGCTCTCAACGTAAATGGCCTCCCGCCAGTCGAACAGCTCAGCGATGGTCACGTCTGTGAGCACCATATTGGCGCTGGCAATGCCGTATATCTCCAGTTGGGTGGCCGGCCAGTGAAGGTCATCTTTGACAAGGGCAAAGGTCACAATGGAAAGCCCATCCAGGTAGATAGAGATAAACTCAGAGTGGAACAGGATGCGAGTTACGTGGATCATGTTGCTAGGGATGCTGGTTTGGAGATAGAGACCGTCGCTATAGACCTGATCCGATGGGCGCCAGTACACCCGAACTGTGCCGCCCACATCCTGGAAGCCTATCTCGATCTTCTCGGCATCTTCCGGGTCACCAATGTACAGGTTCGAAGCGTAGATGTTTAGCCACCTTCCCCCTGCTAGGTTGGGTAAGCCGAAGCTTACATCCATGCCCCCAGGGAAAAGCTCAGTAGTGGCTGCCAGGCGCACGGGCGCATCGCCTACCTGTTGAGTGATGGCTACCCAGTCTCCAGGGAAGTCGGTCTCTACGCTGGCGACTGCGCACAGCTGCTTGACCATATCCTTGACTGTGGCGTCGTGGTCGTGAGTGCTGGTGGTCAGGCTCTTGAGCCAGATGCGATCGGTGCCATAGATGAAACAGCGGCTGCCAACCGGATGGAAGTAAGCTTCCAGGGCGTCATCGCTTGACTCCAGGTCTGTCAGGCCAATGGCCTCCCAGCAGCGCCAGTTGCTGCCCACGTTATCCCCGTTCATGCTCTCTGTGTAGTGCCTGCAGCGGTTGCGCAAAGGGTTAGGTGTGCCTGCATTGTAGTGCGTGACGGTCCAGTCAGTCTCATCGATCAGCCAAGTGTGACCAGTCTCAATAGCCAGCAGGTAGTCGCTATAGTCGTGGTCGCCACCGCCTGGATGGTAGTGGGCAATCTCTGCACCGGGTCCAGATCCAGTTGCTCCAGAATAGTCGTCCGACTGCCTGCCTTGCCATGGGCCATCCCATCGAGCAACCGGCGTCTTGCTCCCATAAGAATAGACAATGCCATCGATGAGCACCTTGCCGGAAGCTGGGAAAGCCAGAAACTCCTCGGTGTCCGTGCCTGGGATCATAGCGATGCCGTCTGCGTCTAGCGGGTTCAGGCTGCAGATCGGGAAGTCGGGTGGGTCAATGGTGCCGTAAGCGCCCACGTGCATGATGCCGGTATCTGAGGTGGACATCACCCCGCAGGTGCTTTCGTCCCAGTGGTGGCTGATGATCGATGCGCCCCAGCCGGTGTCGTCTACACCCATAGCACGCACGGTAAGCAGCCCGTCTCGGTGCTCCAGCATAACCCGGTCCAGGTCTCCACTAAGGCCGGTTACATTCCATGTGGCGATCACGGTCTCGCGGCTGTCCCTGGCGTAGAGCAGCTCGACTTTTGTCCCTTTGATGTTATAGCGAGCGCATATGTAGTTGCCGCCATCCTCGGCCATACCTACAGCTCCAAAGCCGATCGTGCCTGGGGAGAGCGGATTATCTCCAGGACGGTATACGAACTGGGCAGCTGAGCTGAACTTGAAAGCCGTGTAAGGCCTCTGGGCAAAGAGGATGTAGGGCAGCCCCCAGCCTGGCACCTCGAGCAGGGTCTCAGCGGTAGGGGAGAAGTCATCCGGCTTGGTTTGCTTCCAGGTCAAAGCCCCATCTAGCCCGGATACGGCATACTCGACGCCTTGCACCTCGAAGCGGGCAGGGCACCAGTTGGTCAGCCCTGAGCTGGAGGCGTTGACCTGCTTGACGGCAATCCACTTGACGTACTCGCCTGCCGTCAGCCCGCTCCAGGTGTAGATCACAGGGTTAGAGCCGGCTGCCGTCCCGTTGTACTCCTTGGGCCACTTGTCATAAGTGCTGGCCAGGGTGCCTATTCGGTCTGTCTCTGTGCCATCCTCAGCAATGGTGGTTATGTAGATGGTCAGGGTGTCGTTGGAGCGCCCGGAGATATCGGTGCGCGCCCAGCCATAAAGCATGACAGTCAAGGTGGTGCCCACCAGCTCAGGATAGGTATCGCCTGACAGCTTCTCCTTCAGATCCTGGGTGCGCCAGCCGATGGTGTAAGCTCCCTCTTTCCACTTGTTATCAATGCCAGGGCCGGTCTTGGTGCGCAGGCTGAAGCCGGTGCAACTGGCGCCCTCCCACTCGGTGGAGTTCCACAGATCGATTACCATTGTGTCCTGGCGCAGGGCTTGACCAGGAGCAGTGTAGGTGTGATCCAGCTCATTGCAGTCGTCATACATGGATGACTTCGAGGTGATCTCTGCATAGAAAGGGAAAGCGATCTGGTTGGTCTTCCACAAGCCCTCGCACACCAGGTCGATCTGCAGCTGGCGCATACCGTCTGCGAAACCCTCATGCACGGCGTTGATGATGTAGTTGGAGTAGTGCACGTACTCGATGCCCAGAGAAGTGCTGTAGCCCAGGCGTAGCTTGACGCGGTTCTTCTTGGCAACTAGCTCGCTGTCGATCAACTCCTCATCATAGGCTCGCAGGCGGAGCGTGGCGTCTGTGGAGCGGCACTCAAAAGAGATGATATCTCGGGGTGGTCCGAGGCTCAGCGTCGTGGCTGGCACGCTGGCGAAGAAGTAGGAGAGGTGCGCCCTGCCAACCGAGTTGCGATCGGAGGCATACAGCCAGTCGTTGGTGGTGTCCAGGGCTATATGGAACCGGAATCCAAGCTTTGAGATGAGCGAGAACAGATCCCAGGAGAAGTTGAGCCCGTCACTCGAACGAACTGCCAGGCTATAGACCTTTGCTTCAGCAAGGTCATCAGTCCTGTGGAACTGTCCTGCCAGGTGGATATATCCACCTGCAGAAACGGCGTTGGCGAGGCAGAAGCGTGACAGGTCTGCCGGCAGCGCCGTGAAGGTGTCTGACCATATGTTCCGGAAAGTGTCATAGTAAACTCCAAGAACTTCACCCGTGTCGATGTCTGTCATGTAGAAAAAGACCCGGTTCTCCAGGATAGCAGCGGTGCTGTAAACTGTCCAGTAGCCAGTCATGGCTTTGTTGGGGGACATGAAGCGCATCGTCCAGTTGCGCCAGCGGGTGCCATCATAGTAACCGCAGCTCACCCCGCCTTTGCTGGTTAGGTAGGTAGCAGCAATCCGGTCACCTTCCAGGAAGTGAGGCGAGAGCTTCGAGATTGTCCAGGTGGTGGGCATGTAGTCGATGGTTATGCCAGTGGTTCCGGAGACGCCGAAGGTGCTCAGGTTCACTGTTGACCGGCGCAGCCCATTGGTGCTATGCCAGTACCAGATATAGGCGCTCGTGGGGCTGAGGGACTTGACAGCGGGCTTAGTGGTTGGGTCGGCGTCAATGCCCAAGTCGTGCTTGGTTGCTGACCCAGATAGCATGGCGATGATATCGCCGTCCGCCTCGACAATGAAGGTGACAAGTCCATCCGCACCCAGGCAGACTGCCTGGCCACGCGGCTCGTCGGTGGGCACGCTATAGTCGCTGCCATCATAAGGATTGTCCGAGTACAGGCTGCCAAAGTAGGAGCGACTGGGCTGGATATCGCATTGCACCAGCATCTTGGCACTCTCTTTGGCGGTAATGGCAGTCAGGATGGTATCCGAAACCGTTCTCATTGGACCTCCATCATGCGTAAGCGCACCAGGTACCAGGCATACTGCCCCTCAATCATGGCGCTCAGGAGCTGCTTGCGAAATTCACCTACCAGCATAACGTAGTGGGTTGTGTCATGGTGATCGGTGAACGTGACTATGTTGGAGGGTGTGCCCCCTGGATCGTTCAGAGCATACAGATCCTCCAGGTCTTGCAGGTTGCCATAGTCCGTCTCGGTCTCCGTGTGCCTGACCCTGATGACAGGGCTCCAGGAGCGGTATACAGCGCCCTGGGATATATCCAGCCCGCCGCCAATGGTCTTCTCCATTGAGACCGACTTGTCGGGCGTGCCATCGTCATAGCCTTCTGCTATGACGCGGAACTTCTTAGAGATGGTTGTGCCATCCGATGTCTTGAGCCAGATAAATGCGCTTGCCATTCCTCCTCCTTCAGGAGGCCCACCTTCATTTGTGCCCTGGGCAAAGGCTGAGATCCTGCTCCCTGAAACTCCAGACAGGTAAGCATTTTGTTGAGAGGTATTGCCACCTGTCCCGCCAGCGTAGGCGTGCTGGGTACTCTGGTTGGCGATGTAGCCACTGGCATAAGCCGTTTTGCTGGAGGGTGTGGCGGTGGTGGCACCCTGGCTGAAGCCGGATACCTGGCCGCCATAGCTCATGCCGCCATTCGAGTAACCTATCTGGGAAGTGCTGCTGTCAGGCATCAGCCTACCTCGAGGGCTTTGTCAAACTTCTCGATCACGAAGCGCCCAAGGCGTTCGTTGCCGATATTGACAATCAGGACAGCCGGTCCTCCTTGTCCTCCACGCTGTGGAGGTGCCAGATCTACGTAGCTGTTGTTCCAGTAGGATGTGTAGTTGCTCTGGCTACCATATAGCATGGACTTCAGCTCGTTGTTTGGGTAGACGTGCATGGGCACGCTGCTTTCCAGGAGCTCGCGTCCGCCCTCGCCTATGACAGACACGCCAGGCATATGCGGTCCGCCAATCTGGCGGGGATTACCGCTTTTGGGGGTTTTGTCCTTCTTACCACCACCAGTAAACTCTGGAAGCAGCTTCGTCCCGCCTCCAGCAAGGGCATCCACGATAGAAGCCAGTGCATCCGGGGCATTCTTGATGATGTGGTTCAGACCCTTGATGAGGGTATTGATCATCTCGGTCTCACTAGCAGCTGCAACCTGGTATCCAGCCAGTACATCGCCCTGGCCCTTGCTAATCAGTTCCATGTCCAGGGCAGCGGTCTTCATAGCCTCGGCGTAGGTAGCGCTTGCGCCGGCAGCCTGCTTCTGTAGCTCGATCTGCTCCTTCCAGTAAGCTCGCTGAAGCTTAGTCTGTTCATCTCTAAGCTTCTTCTGCTCTTCGTAGAACTCCTTCTGCTTCTTGAGGTTCTCCTCAGATAGCTTGAACTGCTCTTCGAAGTGCTTGCGCTGAAGCTCGAAGCGTTGATCCTCGAGCGCCCATAGCTCTTTCTGCTGGCGACGTTGCTCATCGATGCGGGTGCCCTCCATGCCGAACATGGTGGTTTCCCGTTCCATCTGCCGCTCAGCCAGGCGGCGCTCGCGCCCGGTCATGAAGCGCACGTTCTCGGCGAAGTCCTCCTGTCTCCAACCCCACTGCATCTGGCGCATCTGGTTCTGCCAAGCCCAGTCCCTCATCGTGAACTGGCGCTGCATCTGCGTCCCCTGCATGTTCAGGGCAAAGTTTTCGTAGAACTGGCTGCGCTGCATCCCCAGTTGCTGCCCCTGCATCTGGAAGCTCCAGGCCATCTGCCGATCCTGGAGGGCACGCTGGCGGTCCTCGATATTCCAGAAGAGAGGCTGGTACTTCTCCTGCAGGGCGATCTGCGCTAGATTGATACCAGAAGTAGCGGCCTGGTAGTTCCAGCCAGCCCACTGTTGTTGCCACTGCCCGCCCTGCAACCCGCCGACAATCTGGCTAGCTGGTACACCTGCCTGGATAGCGGCCTGTCGCTGAGCAGCATTCTGGTAAACCTGTCCGGTTTGGACGTTGATGCCATAGACCATAGCTTGAGCGCCCGGCCGGTTCTGCCAGCCAGTAGGTAGAAGTTGGTTAGCAGTCTGGATGGGTGTCTGCGTGCCTTGTTGCAATGAGGTGGCAAATAGCTGGTAGCCGGTGAGATTGCCGCCAAGCCCGATATCCATTGTGGCATACTGGTTTCCGATTGCACCTGCTGCGGCCAGTCCGGTGACCGCAAAGCGGTCCATGGAGCGTACTCTCTCTGCTATTCCCATGTTGGCTGGGCTGAGCTCAGCCCAGCCAGTAACACCAAGCATAGTTTCGTAAGGCACGCCGGCAGTGGCTAATTGCCCACCGAGCGCAGCGCCTCTATTTAGCAAGGCGTTGCGTTGGCTTTCTAGGTACCACTGTTGAGGTGTCCAGGTGCGCTGGCGTTGATAAAGACCCAAGTTAACAGGAGTGGTCAAGCCTAAGCCAAAACGTTCTGCGGCGATGCCAGCCCGTTGTAAGAAAGGTGCCTCATAAGCTCCGCCCTGAATACCAGCGAAAGCGCCCTCAGCTAATCCCTGGACAGCTTGCGCGCTTATTGGAGCACCCCCACCCAGCCATTGCTGGATACCTGGCGTGCGCCCCATCAGTTCTAGCCCACGTTGCAGGCGAGCTAGTTGTCTGGGCTGCATGCCGCTGATCTGTACCTGCAGAGCACCCAGCGCAGCAGGGGGCTGGTAGCCTCCGCCCGTGAACTGTTGGACAGCCTGGGCTATAGCTGGGACGTTGGTCCCTGCAGCTAAAGCGGTAACCATCTGCCGAATGTTGTTCTCGGTTGCCTGTCCAGTAGGAAGTAGTTGCAAGGCTACCTGTCCTACCAGGTTGGGGTCTAGGTCACTGAAGCGTGGGTCGGCTGCGATGCGCTGAGCGACGGTGTACATCTGCTGAGCAGTCGGTGCGCCTCCACGCTGTGGAGCTATGAAGTAGCCTTGCGGTCCACGGCTGATCTGTTGAGCACTAAAGGCACCTGAGGTCAGAGTCTGGTTGACAGCCTGAGTGTACTGTGTGGCAGCCTGGGTAGCCTCGGGCCGGTTGAGCGAGCGCCACCAGACATCCAGTCCCAGAAGTCCTTGGACTAGAGGATTGGTCTCTCTTTGCTGGCGCACCTGAGATGTACCTAGAGCCAGAATGTTCTGTTCTGGGAACTGGTTGTAAGCCGCCTGAGTAAGGGATAGCCCGCCTAGCAGACCTAGTGCCATGGCTGGTACTGCAGCTGTATTCATAGCAGTAGTCAAGCCAGTTAGCCCCGCTTGTGCACCCACAGAGCCAAAGTACAAGGCCATTGCGCCAGCAGATAAGCTTGCCAGACCTGCTCCAAAGATATCCCTGGCACCTCCAGGAATACGGGCACCAGCCAGCTGAGCTGCGCCTGCCATCGGCGCGCCATAGGCGATCTGGGTTTGCAGAGCAGCGTAGGTTGGTGAAGCCCAAGGTCTGATAGATGGTCCGAGAGTAGCTCCTGCTTGAGCAGCCATCTGCATCTGGAACTGCTCGGACTCTTGGTAGCCATATTGCCAGGTTTGCATGGGGAAAGAAGCCAGATGTCCCATGTACATGAGGCCCCAGCCACCGATCAAACCGCGCATGAAACGTCCAGCTTGGCCCTGTCCAAGAGCTCGTCTCAGCCAGGGCTGGCGCCCGTAAGCTTGTGCCTGCTCCCCGCTAACGACTTGCTGTTCTGCAGCCAGGACTTCAGCAGAGGCTTGCCCCCAAGCTTCCGGAGTTACTTCTGCCCCAGCTACCCGGGCTGCCTGCAGGTATTTGAGAGTTCCCCTGGCCTGGACAAGGCGCTCCTGTCCTAAAGCTGAGGCCAGGACACCTTTCTGAACTTGAGCTTCTTGAGAGATAGCCAGGCGCTCAGTCTCGGATGTCGCTGAGGCAAACTGTTTGTTGAGGCTGGAGAGCTTCTCGGTAGCCTCGACGACAACCTCGCCCAAACCCTTGATCTTCTTGCCAGTCTCATCTAGATGCTCGCCGATATTGGCCTCGGTGAAGCCACGTGTCTTAGCAGTTGTGCGCCAGTCTGAGGCGGTTGTCTGTAAGGCATGCGCGGTGCGCAAGCTGCCGGCTAGGGTGCCCAGTTCTGGAGAGAGCGCCAGCCCTCCGGAGATCTGCTCACGAACCTCTTGTTCAGTCAAACCCATCAGCGAGGCCAGGGCGCCCATGGTCTCCCCGCTCATAGGTGTGCCCTTCAAAGCTGCCCGGTAGGAAGCGCCAACCGTTTGCAAAACATTGTAACCAGATTGGATAGTAGGCCGGTTAGCCTGGATCAAGGTACGGAAAGCGGCTTGCTGCTCAGGCGCGCCGGTCTTTGCCATTTGGGCCAGCTCCATGACCTGGTAGCGCCCTTGCTGCTCGGCGGGTAGCCCCAAGATACCTTCAAGCATAGTCTGCATTTGGGCGCCCCAAGCGCGGAACTGGGGTGTGTTCATGCCTTGCATGGAGAGCACGCCCTCAACGGCACGTAGATCTTGTAAGACAGGCGAAGTGCCACCTCCAGCGGCGTGGTAGATACCGATGCCAGTCTGCTGTAGGGCTTCAGTGAGCTTCTGGCCCAAAAGATTGGCAAAGTCATTCATCCCGCCGGCAGACGCACCAGCGATCGGAGGGACATGGGGTGGAGCACCCGCCCCGCTAGAAGCCGGGTTGATGACCACCTGCTCGCCACTTTCCACGTTGATTGTGGTGCCCTCACCTGGAGCGGGGGGCATATTCTCGCCGGGACGCGGCTCGTGTTCTCCACCCTGATAGCCCAACTGTGCTTTGACCATGCCAGTAGGCTTAGCACCGGGGATAGTTGTTGGGCGCAAGGCAACGTTGTAGCGGCTGACCCACTCTTTCCATTGGCCTGTGGCACCCTGTAGCCCTAGGAAAGCAGGCCCTAACTCAGTGAAAGGCGTGCCTGCCTCAAAGGCGGCCGCTGCGATCTGGGGCATGGCCTCGGCAATATTTTCTGGTGCCATTAGCTGCTGGCCGCGCATAAAGCCCTTAGCAATGTAGCGCCTGAGCAGTGGCTCACGCACGCCCGGAATCTCGACTCCTTCTGGACCGCCTGCTACTTGATAGGCGCCAGGCTCACCCCAGCCGGAGAAAGCTTCGAAGCGGTAGGGCACTATGCCAAGCGTAGATTGGCGCAAACCAGATGACCATAGCTTGATATTGCGCCGGATAATCTGCTCTTGCTGAGCCCGCATCATCTCTTCACTGGGTACGGGCAGCTTCTGGGACTCGGCAAAGGCTTTCTGCCCTTCGAAGCTCCAGAACTCTTTGAACCAGGGTGTCTCACGGATCTGCGGCTCAAGCAATTCGCGCAATGGGCCGCTGGCGGCTGATCCCTTGAAAGCTCTGGCTTGCAGGGGGTAGAAGTATTGCGCCTCTTGCATGCGTACAAACAATGAGGCAGGTTTCTGCTCAGCAGCCAGAGGCGTCAGGCTCCACTTCATAGAGGCTTGCAACACAGATGCGACATTCTCTTTGCCCTTCTCGAAGACCAAGCCCAGGACATCAGGTGCAAAGCGCCCATAAGTCTTGAAGAAAGGACTCTCGGTATAGGTTTCTCCAGCAATCTCGGCGGCTGGTACTATGCCCTGTTTCTCATGAGGGATGCCATACAAGGGTCCGACGATCGGGCGGCCCTGCTCATCGTACAGGAACATCCGCTCTCTCTTGAACAGCTCACCGCGCTGCTGCTCCTCGAAGGCATAGCCCGCCTCAAACATTTTCTTCTGGAAGGCAGCTTCAGAAGCTGGGCGTAGCTTCTCTGGCTCAATACCGAAGGTGGCTTGGCTGGCGACCAGCTCAAGCTCTTTCTGTTTGGCATATGCCAGCTCTTCTGTGTAAAGGGATTGACCCATGATACCCAGCTTGCCAGGCATAGCCAGAAAAGGAACAGTGGTTGAGCCGACTGTCATCTTGCCAGGTACGAAGCGAGCAGCCTCAGCAGAGGTAAGCCTTGGCATAGTGGCAGGCTCCACGCCGCCCACGCCACGCAGTAAGGCCGAGACGCTCTCCTGGCTGATCATGTAGTCCAGCATAAAAGGCACTGGTTTTCCTTCAGAAACCAGGCGTTCCTTGAGGGCCATGTAGCTACCCATAGCCTCAGCCGGCCAGGGAGCGAAGCGCTTGGTAAACTCTGGGGTAGTAGTGCCCCAGCGCCGCGTGTAGTAGCTGAATAACCCGGCTGCCATACTCACATCAGGCTGTAGTCCAAGCTCACGCAGGGGGACGACTTTACCCATCCAGGGGATAGGCTGTCTTCCGATGCGTTGCATAACTGGCACGCCAGGCTCTTCCTTGGACATGCGGGCTCCCTTGCGGGTGGCTACAGCAGGGAAGCCAATGTCACGGGCAAAGGCGGAGAAGACGGTTGTTCCACCCAGCAGGGTCTCGGTGATATCCCGGCCATAGAGATAGCCCTTGGTTTCCATCAAACCCTCACCAGAACCAGTAAGTGCCCGAACGATACCCTCTTTCTTCATGCGTTCTTCCAGCTGAGGTATGTCCTCGAACTTGGTAGCTGTCAGGAAAGCTGCCAGACCATAGTCGGGTGTCTCCATGCCGGCGATATCCTCGGCTAGTTGTATGGCCAGGGAGCTACCTACACGCCCAGAGAAGGCCCGGCCACGTTCCTCATCGCTGACACCTTTGTGAGCCTCAGCAGTCCACAATGGGACATGCCTGCGAACTGCAGAGGGTTTGTAGAGCAGGCTGAACTCTCCACCACGTCCCTCGCCGAAGAAAGCACTGGACAGGATAGTTTCAATATTGCGGAAGCCCCTGCGTTCCTCGATCTCCTTGGTCAGCTTATCCAGGTAGGTCTGGTAAAGGTAAGCCTGGGCTGTGCCGCCTCGGGTAATCGCTTCCGGGCTCCATCCCCTGGCTGTAGCGAAAGCTTCAAACAGCTGGCGCATGCGATAAGTAGTGCCCATGCCTTGCTCAGTGCGGATGACCTCGCCAGAGGTTTTGACCAGCTCCTCCCAAGGAACTGTGCTGATGCCGATACCGGTCACGCCCTCTGCTGAAGGCGGCGCTTCCCGACCATGTTTGCCACTCATAACAGACTGCAGGATACGGGTCAGGGACTTCTGCAAGACGTTGAAAGATCCGCCGGGCTCCCAAGGTGTGCCGCCTGTAGACGCCCGGAGAGCCTGGTCTACTTGCTGGATCAAGCGGCGGCGTTCTATAGGTGTGTCACCAGTAGGCGGCCTGAGCGCCCCAGCCAGCGGAGTTAGCCCGGTCTGTGATAGCATGGCTACTCCAGCCTTGTAGATCATATCGGCGTCCCAGTCGCCATGCATGGCGATGATAGGCAAACCCTCAAGGGAAGCCCAGCCGGTAGTCATCCAGGAGCCAGGCTGGATCTCTCCACCTGGGCGAACAACGGTAGAGGGCGGCAGGTAAAGCCCCCGGTCTTTGAGGATGCGCTCTGAGATAATGCGTCCAGATTGGGCGCCGCCCATAGGCTGGAAGGCGGGCTCGCGTACAGTCAGCCCATGCAAGAAACCAGTTTGAGCAATAAATTCCTTAGCCTGTGCAATCCAGGGAACGCCCTCCTTGCTTTTGGCGAAAGGTCGTACGCCACTGGCGCGTGCCCGCTCCATGAGCATGGTCTCAAGCTGTTGCTCAGGCATGAGGCTTTCACCGACTGGCAACATAAGCCCGGCAAAGCGGCCCATGATGCCGCCATAGCGCTGGGTGAGGACTTTGGAGATGGTGCGTGAGCTAGACTTGAAGGTAGATTCCATCCACCCTTGGTACTCAGAGAGTAGCGCTTCACCTCTCAGTTCTGTGCCAGGCTCATAGCCAGATAGCCACGACTGCAAGAGTTCGGGATAGCGCTTGATCATGATCTGGACAGGCTCAGGCTCTTGGGCACCCTCACTGAATGCCTCGTGTGTGACTGCCTCCATCCACCCAGGACGAACCATGTAAGGGATCTTGGCGCCCGGCATGTAAAGTGCACCTGCTTGGCCTAGATTCTCCTGGATGAAACTCTCGATCGCTGTAAGATCAGTAACACCTGTAGCCAAAAAACCCTCAAGCTTATGGCGTCCCTGTTCGGTAAGCTCAGTGACGCTCAGCCTGGCTGGCTCCCCTTTCGCAGCTCTGGCTGGCATGGGCTTGATGCGGGCATAAGACCCAAGGGCACGGCCAACCTCAGCAATGTTGCGCCAGGCCTCAGCTGCAGGTGGCAGGATGCCTGTAGCAGAAGCGCCTAGCACACTCTCTGGGTCAAAGCCCAGGGAGACAGCCGCCTCCTTCCAGGCTACGTACATGGCGCGTTGCTCCTCCGGTCCCACCCGGCCTACGCCTGCCAGGAATTCATTGACCACGGGGGCAACCAAAGTGCCGATGAGCGCCGGCCCGTGCTGAGCAGCCCGGAACTCCGGCTCGATACCACGTAAGTGACCGCGTGTCTCAGGCTCAAAGCTAATGATCTCGTTGCGATATGCTTCCCATCCACCTGGCACGATCTGCCTGAAAGCCCGCCTTCCCTCCTGGGTGGCAATATCGATCTTGTGAGTTTTTAGGAAAGTCTCTCTGGTGGCACGGAATAGAGAACGCAGGATCATGGTCTTTGCGCTGCTTGGTACGGAGCCCAGGGTGTATTCTTGTGAAGGGACGTTGCCCCAGCCGAACATACCTACGGACTTCTCGATCGGGAGCTCCTCTACCAGTTGGCGCAGATGTGTAAACATCTGCTCGGCGCTGGCTTTGCGCAGGTAGGGCTGTCCCATCTTCTCGGCGTAGACCTTTGCCATTTCCTCAGAGGTGGGTGAGCCATGCGTTTTCTGCCCATAGACCTCCACCAGCTCAGCGGCCTTCTCCTGATTCTGGCGGATAAGCTCCTTGGCGAGATCCGGGTTTATCCTGTCGAATAAGCCCAGCATCTGCTGCTGTAGCTCAGGAACCAGTGAGCCGTAGTGCCCAATGAAGCTGTACTCGATTACCTTGACATCGCCAGTGATACCGGAAAGCTGCCGGCCGGGAGCACCAGGTACAGGCTCCCTGATCGGTGAGCCAATGGGGTGCAGGGCAGGCGAGAGTACGACCTTTGAGCCACCACCTTTGATAGCTGCTGCAGTCTCCAAGTGATAAGGCAGGATCATGCCGATCTCGGACATAGCTTCTGGCAAGATCTGCCCCTGGAAACCTCTGCCCATGCCCTCGGCCAGGAGTCTCGTCTCGATGGTCTTTTTGCCCTCGGGCATGTTGCGCCAGTCCCCTACACCTGGGGTGAAATAGGGTGGCACATAAAGCTTGGCTTGTTCTGGACCACTGGTCAGGTAAAGCGGAGCATCCTGAGCAGAGATGCGGATAGGATAGATCACCTCAGTGTTTGTCTCCAGCTCAGGGTAGCGCAATAAGCCAATGATGGCGCTCTCTTGTGGAGAAATAGCCTTGGGAAGCTTCTCGTCGAGGCGCCTGTAGGTAACCTTCTCCCCTGGCTTTCCAGCTATTTCCTGGAAGCGTCCCCATTCCCACTTGGCTTTCTCCAGCTGGTAGGCATTGATCTGAGGTAGATCAGGCTCGAGCTTTTTGGGGTAAGCTGCGCTAACCGCACCCTTGAAGGGATCCCCGTAGGACACTAGACTACCCGAAAGCAGACTCTCGGCCATAAAGGCGACATCAGGTAAGACTGCAGCAACTGGGCGCTCTTCTTGCCCAGGGTAGGTCACGTTGAGGATGCGCTTGGGGCCTGCCCGTTGGCCAGGTGCCATGCCGGTGATCGGCTGAGGTCTCATGGAGATGGGCCGCCCGGTTTCCGGATCGATCTGGATGATATCGGCGGCAGATCTGGCACCCCCACCCGGAGCGACGTTGATGTACTTGATAGCCTTGTTGGGATCGGCGCCAACAATCTGTACTTGCTCTGGTCCTATCTCGATGCCAGCCTGGCGCATACGCACCCGCCCGCCCTCTTTGACAAAGGCGTAACCGTAGGTCGGTAAGGCTGCCCAGAACTGTTCTTCATTCATCAGTGCCGCTTCTTGGGGTGTAGCAGCTCTAAGCAAGGTGCGTGCCAGCATAGCCCGGTTGACAATGGCTCGCTCGACTTGTGCTGGATCAGTGGCTGCCTCGCCTAACCCAAAGGTTATCTCTGAGGCCATCATCGCCCGTGAGACATGAGGTATAGTGGGATCCAGGCGCATCACGCCGCCTGGGATCTGCGAGTGGGGCACGATATCCTCCCCACTGGCTACCACTCTGGAGAAGCGGTCTACCTCAGTAAGATGCGGGCTCTTCTGGATGAAGTTTGGATTGAAAGAAGCCTGGATGTACTTGGCAAAGGCTTCCATTGGAGCATGCAGTCTCATCTGGTCTGGAGATTCAATCCAACCTTCTGGTCCGAATGAGGCTGACCAGCCGGAGCGGGTATACCACTCCACGGCTGGCCCCATAGGCGTCTTGAAGCCAGGAGCCAGATCTAGCACCAGGGGTGGGCGTAAGGAAGCTGCGCCAGTTTGAGGCCTGATAGAGACGCGCACAAACTCGCTGAACTTCAAAGTGTCGACGGTTACCGGACCGAGGTCTTTGAGTAATATCTTGAGATTGGACTGGATCAGCTGCTCAAAGGAAGCCAGGTCTATCTTGGTGTAAGGATTGAAGCCTTTGCCTGGCACTGGGGTATTGATTGCTAAGGGCGACCCTCTATCTGCCATCTTGTCCTCGCTGGGCAATATCAAACTGTCTCTGAGTGCTTATGACAACTGCCTGCTCCTCGAGCCAAATATGCGGTTGGTCTAGAAGACCACCACTGACGAGCGGTACGCCATTTACCTGACACATCTCCCAGAGTTTCAAAGCCTCAGGCTTCTCTGGGATCTTTACCTGTGAAGCCAGTATCGGCTGGCTTTCAGCAAGTGTTCTTAGTTCATTCAGGGCGCCGTAGTAGTCGAACAGCGCCTGCCGGAGTTCTTCGAGACCCCCCTCTACCCGGCTTCCCCCAGCGGGCCTGCCCACTGAGGGTTTACCTCGTGAATTTTCTCAATGATCTCTTGTGCAATGTCCGGAAAGAGCAGACCCCAAGCCTGATAGAAAGCTTGTTTATCCATAACCAGGCGAGGGTGGTCGTCGTTCTTGCTTTTAGAGGACTTGAACAACAACTTGCCCTCTGGGTCTAAAAGGTTGCAATCTACAAGAGTCAGGTAGGCTTCCTCACGTCGAACTTCTTCCTGACAGACTTCCTGGATGAGACGGATGTCATCAGGATCGTCTTCGCTTGACCATTTGCGCTCCAGCTTGGCATAGAGGCGCTGGCGTGTAATATGCTCGTGCTCCCGGGCTTGTTTCACTGTGATGACAGTGGGTTCGCCCGTGTTTCCATACTTTGTGTCCGTCCTATCAAGCGTGAATACTTCATAGATCGGCGCTATCAGTTGGACTGGCATTTTCCATTTCCTCCGTAATGTGTAAGTCGCACTGCCACATGGATATCCTGATCTCCGCGTAGTCCACCTCGCCCTTTGCTGAAAAGTTGAGCTGACAGGCCACGACTGGGATGGAATGTTCCCCAATGGTGATCTTCTCTGGTACAAGGCTTCCATGCTTGGTGCGCCTCAGGTGTAGCGTGAGCTTGGCATTTTCCATAGTATCCTCCACGGCGTGGAGGATCAGGAGGGAAAACGTAGGAGGCGCTCTCCCTCCCGATCCTACTGTCCTTTTATGAAGGCCAGGTGTAGGTGGTGTTCTTATTACCCAGGCTGATCTTCGAGTAATAAGCACCGCCAGCAATGGCCGTGCCTGTAAGGCGCATCATCACGGACTGTCCGCCAGCCAAGCGGATGCCGCCGACCACCTGGTACATGATCTCAGGGGCCTGGATGCGCAGACCATAGGCAGAATCTGGACTTACACCACCTGCCAGTTTGGATGACAGGCTGTATACGTCCAGGTCGCCAAGGAAGGGTTGAGCTACCCACTGGGTACCAGTAGTGGAACCAGTTAGGATCTTCAAGTAGAGCTGGGGGTCAGTCCACTTGAGCACCATATCCACCGTCATTTGACGCCCGACGATGGTTACATCTTCCAGGTAGGGCGACCCGTAGACCTTCTCCATACGAATGTCTAGGGGTGCGTTCTGGAAGGTGACGGTTGCCTGCGTAATGGGCAGGGCAGTTGCTGAGAAGTCAGGGACTTTCAGGAAGCCCCCGGTCACAGAGCCAATGGGGATGGACTGCCAGTCCTCGAACTGGGTGTTGCCGTAGGTCCAGCTGGGGTCATCATCGAAGTTGGCCCCAGAAGCGATACCGAGGGCATCCACACGAGCGTTGATCAGGCCATCATTGGGAAGAGCCAGGGTCAAGGCTACAACCTTGCAGTCTTGGAACAGCTCGCCTAAGCCGCCAGTAGAGATGGGCGGGATATGCTTACGGAAGCTCATCCAAGGCACATAGCCAGCATCTGTAGCAAAGGTGAACTCATGGGTATACATCGAGGTGACTGTATTACCCAGAACATCTTTGTCGCTGAGGGTATTGATAGCACCCATGGTACCGTAGAGCAACCAGCCCAGGGTGTTCTCGAGGCGTGGGTTGATCAGAGCACCACCGGTGGCCATGACGCCAGCGCGGTAAGGGATGGTCGGTGTGGGGATACCGCCAACCTCAGGCGGTCCCAGGCGGTCATCCGAAACGGTTGCCAGGTCGATGTCCGAACCACGATGCTGATAGAAAGTAGCTGCAATAGTACCCTTGGCACTTTGACCGCCGAAAGAGAAAATACCGGTTTGGGCAGTAATTGCCATATCACACTCTCCGGGCTAAGGTCGCCAAGTAAGAACTCTCCAAAGGAGCTTCCCGCGCCAGATGAACTTCTGTTTGCCTCCACTCTCGAAGAAGGAGGCACCTTCGATGTAGACAGGTGGGAAAGCGCCTTCACCAAAGTCATCGACAGGCAGGTCGATATTGGCCAGCTTTACTTGCTGGAGTAGCCTGCCGTAGAACTCATAGGCATATTGCATGGCCTGTTCTTCTGGATAGCGTTGCCGGACAAAGTAAGTCGAGAAGTAGATCGAGCCTCTGCGCCACCAGTATTCGCCGCCTCCGATCTCGCCGACAGGCAGGTTACGCAAGATAAAGTCCTCTACTCCAGGGTTGTCAATGCGCGCGTCCAGATATTTGGGATCTTCGAAGTCGCCACTAGATATAGCTATTGAGACGTTTTTGTCTATTGGGTCCTCTTGAAACCGTCCCACTTTGACCAGTACAGCCCTGGTTGGGCTTGACTCGGGCACGTTTTGCACCATCACGGTGTCAAGGTGCTCCTTCAAGCGCCATAGCAGCATGGGGATGATCTGTTGAGGAAACTCGGTCGGTATAGGGTCCGTCATTTGACAGCCCTCATGTGTTTCGGGTGGCGATTCATCTCGCGCGTGAAGGCCTCCAGGATGAAAGTGACAGAACGCTGAAGCGGGTTGTGCTCCGGTGTGCCACTATCCACCTTGGTTTTGTACGGGTTGATCTCAGCCACCCCTACAGCAGCTGGGTTCAAAGCGTAGGCCATTGAGTAAAGAGCTAAACCATGTATGGCATAACCTGGTGTGGTAAGGACGAAGTTAGCATCATAGGTTTCGGGTTTATCCCAGTAAGCCAAGTAGTACAGAGTAACTGCGTCAGGTGGTGCTTTTCCAAAAGAGACAGAGCCAGCAGGGTATTCGAGCCAGCTATAAGGGTTGGGAGCATTGACGCCCAGGAAGTTCCCGGGCGACAGAGATATCCTCGGTAGCACTTCACCGTTGTAGGCCACCAGCGACTCTATGTCATAGAGATCATCCGGAAGCGCAAAGGCGGTCAGCGTACCATCACAGGCAAGTGTGGTGATAGCTGTCTTGGGCACCCAGGGGAGGATGGCATCTAGAGCTGCACACATGCCGTCGAACAGCAGCTCATTAGGATACCCACCTCCCTCTGGATCGTCCAGCATGCGCAGTATGCGCAGGCGAAGATCACCGAGTGTAGTCATGTTACTGGACCGCTCCGGCTCCCTTCAAGCGGGTTGTGCCAGCGCAGAAGACAACCTCGAAGACCTCCGGCGCGTATGGCTGGTAGCCCATATAGGCATCCCAGGAGAAGCGCTGAACCATCTCGAAGTCGTCAACAGGCGGAGGCGTGTGGAGGCGCGGGGGCGCAGCCACACCGCTGACAATACCCTGTGGGCCGCCAACGAAGATGTTGCCGTGAACGTTGCGACCTTTGGTCACATAGCCGTAGACTCCAGCACCGAGATCGGTGGCGAAGTCCAGCATGACTGGCTTATCCAGGACGAGTTGATCGGGGGAGCTATCCACCTTGGCAACCACGCGGCGCACCTGGGCGGTTCCTTCGAAGGGGTTCACGCCATTGGTGATGCCGTAAGAGCTGGTGCGGGTCAGGTGGATCGTAATCACGTCATTGACGTTGATATCCGACAATGCACCAGTCGTCCAAGTGCTGACCGGGATGTAGTTCACGATGCCGGCAGTTTCCTGCCCCACCATGTACGTCCCGTCGACTTTGGTTGAGGAGGGATCAGGGGCGCCATCGCCCGCATGCACTGCAGCACCGATGGTGCCCTGGGCGATGAGTGCGCCGGCGTTCCACAAGACCAGCTTGGGCGACTGCACAAAGCGCACATTCTTGTAGGAGCCAACCTCGTAGCGCAGGAGGGCTTGCTGTCCCTGGTACTGGTTGACCGAGATCCACTCGCTGCCTGTGACGGTCTGGATATCGTAGATCACAGAGGGCGTGGTATAGCAAACGATGCTATTGGCAACACCGCTTTCGCCCAAGGCTGAGGCTACGCCTCGTAGGGACATGCCCAGCCAGATCTCCATGGCAATCTTGATGTCAAAGAGGTCGGTCGTGGCGATGTCGTTGAAACTGGTGCCTCCACCCTGGTAGAGCACATAACCGGTGTCCAGAGCGCCTTTCAGATAGGCGTTGCGGGCCAGGAGGTCCAGGACATCCGTCATATGCGAACCCAGAGCACCACGCATGATACGGCGAATACCTTCCTGGCCATTCTGGCGCCAGTAGGTCACCATATCATCGTAGTTGTTGTAGGCCACCTTGCCGCCGTACCTGGTGAACGTGATCTCCAGTTGGCGGGAGTCAATGTGGCTGGCTGGCATCCATATTTGGCGTACGGCCAGAGCGGTGTAGTCCGGGTGGGGATCGAGCAATTGGTTCATCACCATCTTGGTAGCGCGAACGTCACCAAGGTTCTTTACGAACTGGATGGTAGGGGTGAAGAGGGCGCGCTGCCGGAACAACGCGATCAAGTCCGGGTCGTACCACGTCCTCTGATTCTTGTCGATCACCTCCCAGGGGTTGTCTGAGTAATAGGTGTCAAAGTCACCCGTAGTCATATCTCACCTCATGGGGTAGGAGTTGGAGCCTTTTGAGAAAGCTCTAGCCAAGCCTTGCGCGCAACCTCATACTCCTCTTCCTTGCCTGGGACGCCAGCCAGCTTGACCATCTTGCGGTAAGCTACCTCCTCTGCATCTTCTGTAGGAGGTTTGCGGTCGTCAGGCGGCTGGGGCGGCGAGGCCCCTTTGAGGAGGTCCTTCACGCCGCTGTCAATGGCCGTTTTCAGGTCGGCGGCAAAGTCAGTAGCGTTCTTTATGAAGTCTTCCTCGGTCTCAGCTGGAGGGATGTACTTGGCCAAGTGCGCAAGCTGCGGGAACTTGTTGATGATTACTTGCTGTTGGGCTAGCTGTTTCTTCAGGCCATCGCGCTCAGAGGTAAGGGTTGCCATTTGCTCTTGAAGCTGCCTGGCAGAAGTTTCGAGGGTTGTCTTGTCTTTCTCGGTGGCGCTGGCATTGGTACGCAGCTCCTCGAGATCAGCAACCAACTGGTCGATCTTCTCCTGCAGCGTCGTGATCTGGCCGTCCTTCTTGGCGACGGTCTTCTGCAAGCCTATGTAGCGTTCCTCCCAGTTCTCTTCCTTCTTGGGTTCTGGGGGTTTAGGGGGATCACCGGCCGGTTGCTTTTTAGAATCAGGTGGCTCAGGCGGATCGCCTGCGGGGTCCTGATCCTTGTCAAACATGGGGCGGATGGGGAATAACATGGGAAAGATTCCTTCCTAGAAGTTAGCCTTGAATGTGGATGCCACGGTCGAACATGTCTTCCACTTCAAAGTAAGAAATAACGGCTCGCACCTTGCCTGCAGAGAGATTCGTGCCTGTGATGGTCATGCGCATCACGTCTCCAGTGGGCAGGAACTTGCCGTTAGGGCTGGTCGCAACAGTGGAGCCAATGTTAGTGGCCCAGTTGCCGGCCGTGGACAGATCGAAGTCCGATGTGTCGATAAACTCGTCCGCGTTACCATCCAGGCCCAGTTCTACGGTAGGGGTGGCGCCTACAGCGGCTTCAACCACGTAGGCAAAGACCTGTTGGATGAAGGTGCCAGCCGGAGCACTCCAGAAGTCCCAGTTTTCAGCGCCGCCACTCAGGTCTTTCTCGATCGTAATCACTTTAGGTTCAAATGACAGGGCAGCGATATCGCCGGGATTGAAGTGCTCAGCATACCGAACGCGGGGTTGTCCTTGAATAAGGGACATTTGTAACCTCCTGTCTGGAATGCAAAAAAGCGCGGATATGCGCGCTTCATGGACATGGATGCTTCCATCTCAATGGGACAGGCCAGGTTACATAGTCATGTTTTGGGCTGGATCTTCTAGACGTTACATCCCACTTGAAGATCCAGCTATATTGTACTCTATATCGAACTCACCTTCAAGCATCACTTCGTGAGAAAACTCACCATCAAGTGCCACTTCATGGGAGAATTTACCCTCAATGCTTACAGTTGTGGTAATGAACTCTCCCTCGATTGGTATGGCTCTGCGGCTACCTTTGAGGTAAGCTGGCAGGTATCCTTCCTCTTCAAAGGAAATACCTACCAGGAAAGCCGGCATGCTCGAAGTGCCAGTGATGCCCTGCAGGTATGCAGTTTGACTACCAGAGGCTGTAGCAACACCAGCTAGGAAGGATGCTTCTTGTGAGTACCCTTGTGATTGGCCGCACGCGTATCCCGCCTGCTGGCTCTCTCCTGTCTCCTGGCCTCTTGCGTATGCTGTTTGCTGAGATCTGAGATCGCTTTGCCCTGCAGTGTATGCGTCTTGAACTGAGCTGGCATATACCCCTCCTGACAAGTAAGCCGGTTGGGCACTTGTCACCTGGCCAGCCAAAAACGCAGGGGTGGTAGATCCGGCCGAGTCTGCCCCGCGCAGCCAGGCAATGATTGCACTGGTGCCGGGAGTAAAACCCTCCAGGTAGGCGGAGAAGGCGGCATTTGCCGCATTTGCCGCTTTTAGGTAAGCCGGTGTGCTAGACTGGGAAGTTTGGCTGCCGGTGGCGTATCCGGGCTGATCACTGCTTACATGGTCATGTCCTTTTACATAGACGCTTTGCTGTGAGAGACCAGTAGGGGCGAGGCCTTCAGAAAAAGCAGGAAGGCTGGATGTTGCAACATCTTGCCCTACCGTGTACCCTTCTTGCGCTGAACTGGAAACGTCCTGGCTCGTAAGATAGACTGCCTGCGCAGCCTGGCCTGTATCTTGACCAGCGAGGTATGCCCCTTGTGTATCCGATACAGGTTCTCCCCCTGCCAGAAACGCATCTCTCGAAGTGCTAGCGAGCTGTCCTCCGGCTGAAAACCCGGGTTGATAGCCCGATAAGTCGAGCTGTCCGCGTAGGTACCCGTCCAGCTGTCCGACCAGGTAGTCGAGTCCCCATAAGTATCCGGATAGTTGTGTGCTACCATAGTCCTCTCCTTTTAGATAAACCACCTGTGAACTGCTGGCAGGCGTGCCCTCTGAAGTTCCACTAGTATAAGCGGGCCGACTGGATATAAGACCACCCTTCAGGTAAGCGGATAGCCGGTGATCCAGGTCGCTTCCTTCCCAATCATCCTCAACGTCATACAATGGCTGGTGAATGTAAAGGCCAGGATTACCGGAATTGATGATTGCTGCCTGATCAGCGAAGTTAGCCTGAGCTAGGGTACTAACCAGCACGCCATTTATGTAGGCTTTCAGAACAATATTGGGATCTTGGCCAGTGACCTCAAGCCGCAGGGTGCTACCCTCCACACAAGAGACTGTCTGGAAATTGGCATCCAGATAGTAACCCCAAGTCGAGTCGTGTTGCCACCAGTAACGCAGTTGGACAGATGTTCCGCAGGACGAGATACCAAGTACATAGGCTTTGTGATCAGCTGGACTTGTGCCGCTGTTGCGACAGGTCACACCGCGCCAAGAACCAGCAGCTGTGCTGTACATCTTGGCTTGGCTGTACTGGTTTGGTCCATAGGGAGAGCCAATCCAATATAACTTATTGATCGTGACACTTTCACCGCGCAGCTTGTTGTTAAGAATCTGAGGGGTGTTCTGCACGATCTGCCAGTTTGCACCTAAGGAGATCCGATTAAAGTCGTCCGTTTCCCTATGAGGCATGAGGGCCTGACCACGCAGGTATGCCAAGATGGGGTTTAGTGTGTGGTCCTGCCCTTTCAGATAAACAGGCTGGCTACCTAAAGCATGCGTGCCAAAGAACTCGGGTGTTTGTAGCTCAGCCCAGTAGATACCTGGTGAGGTCATGGTTCACCTTTCTAGCTCAGCTCCGTCACTGTAAACCTGAACCGCAGATCATCATAGTCGCTGATTGAGTCGATCTCTCCCTGGGTTAGCTGGTACTCAAAGGTCTGGTAGCTGTCAGTGAGCGTCTGTTCATCCGAGGCGATTACTGAGGCTCCCTGCCTGAGTTCGCATTTCACCTTGATGGTCTGTGTACCCCCGGCGCGCCTAGCTTGCCAGCGGATAACGTGGTTACTGGCAGGGATATCTCCGGTCGGAGCCGAGAGCGAGACCTCGCAGTAATCCCCAACTATTGGAGAGCTGTGTAGAATGTAGTCGGTGGATTGCGGGGAGACTTCATCGATCGAGGCGTAAAGCGGGGTGCCGCCCAGCTCGTTCTCGAAGCCGCCGATATGGATATCGCCAGCCGGGCGCAGGGCGTAGAGGGACATGCCATCTGCGTAAGCCGGAGTGCTGGTGTCCGCAGGGACTGCTTCCGAGTAGCCCTCCGTGTAGCCAGACAAACTACCCAAAGCATTCTCCTGGCCTACTAGGTAAGCTGGAGTATCTCCAGTCAGAATATCCTCGCCAACTTCATAAGCTGTTAAGCTGGACAGGCTGTCTTCGGAGCCAGTTTGGTAAGCCGGTGTGCTGGACTTGTCGTCCAGCGATCCCTGCAGGAAAGCAAGGCAGGATGAGATCAAGCCGCCGCTTGCAAAGGCTGGCAGACTGGACGTAAGCCCACCTACCAGGTAAGCGATCTGCTGGCTAGCTAGTCCGCCATTGAGATAAGCCGGTATGCCAGATCGGTTCCAGTCACCATCTGTATAAGCTGGGGTGCTACTTGAGGCGGGTGTTGCCGCAGCCCCACCCTCCAAGTAAGCATCTTGGCTAGAGGAAGCATCTATGCCACCGACTAGATAAGAGGGTGCGTTGCTCTTGGCACTTTCATTACCCGCCATGTAAGCATGTGCCGAAGACCTTAGATCAAAGCTAACATCCCTGGACAATTCCACCCATGGGCACAGGTCAGTCGTCAAGCCTGCAGTCAGGGCATAGTCTTCTGTAGCGCTCGGATCACCGTAGTTATGGTAGACCGTGTTGGTGGTTGGTGTAACACCCCAGTGCCCGATCTCGATAATGATGCGGTCTCCAGCCTGGCTGCTGAAGTTAGAGGCCCCATCTGTGCGCGCGTCATGGATGCGTGTGGCGATGTTAGCTAAGCTGGTGGGGTACTCAGAGCTTGTAGCTTGATAAACACCAACCGTGCCACGCACGACCGTTCCATCTTTACTTACCACGCGGATACAGTAAGCTAGGTGCGAGTCCACCTGAGCGGCAGCCTCAGCTACTTTGAGGACCATACTCACGGTGTCGGCAGTCGTCCAGCTGTAGCCCGCCGCTAGGCACTTGGACTGGAATTGCACCCACACCCAGTCGTTGGTAGCCGTGGCTGCCCAGGCTGCACTCTTTTGGGTAAGCGATGTGTTGCCCTTGTTCACATCACAGGGCCTACGCTCCAGGTTCTCCGTGCGGCCCCAGCTGGAATCTACGGCTAATGACCCAAGTGGAGCTGTGCCTGAAGCCGGTAAGTAGAATCTAGTTGCCATAGGTCACACTCCCTTCAAATATTTCTTCATCGCCAGCCCATTGGAATAGGCAAAGACCACCTCGATGCAGGTCAGGCAGACGATGTACCAAGTAGTAGGTATCTTGCCAAACATCCACAGGAACTCTGTTCCCAGGGCTACGGCGCAAAAGGCTAGAATTTGAATAAGGCTACACAAAAGATAACGGGTCATGTCAGCACCTCCACAAAAGTGACGCGGACAAAGAACAGGGAGTTGCCTCCCTCGACTGTGGTGCTAATAAGGGACTTCTGCCAGCTTCCCACAAGCACGACGTTGTGCTCCATGCCAAAGTGATCCTCATAAGTCCAGATCTCTCCGGATGCATACAGGGCCTCCAGGTTGGCAATATCGTTGTAGGCCAAGCGGAGCATGGGGCGCCATTGGCGGTACTTGCCGCCGGCGCTTATGTCTAATCCACCTGGGATAGTGCGAGCCAGGGAAATAGATGGGAGTAGCTCCCCGTCAGAGAAGCCCTCAGATAGAACCTTGAACTGGAAAACCTGTTCTCCATTGCGAACACGCACATAGTCTCGCGGGACAGCCATGCCTTCCAGGTAGGCTGGCAGATGGTTAGCTTCAATTCCTTGCAGAAAGGCATGGAAGTTCCACGGCGTGGAGGAGATCCCCTGAGTGAAGGCCGCCTGGCCGGATGAGGGTGCGATATTTCCAAAGAGGAAAGCCGGGCCACTATCCAGGACATGGCTCCAGCCAGAGGTATAGGCTGACTCTACACCTGTAAGTACGACAATGCCCTGAAGACATGCTGGAGTGTCGCTGCCGATACCACCATACAGATAAGCAGGGAGTGGTGAGCTATACTCCAGACCCTCCAGGTAAGCATGCAGGCTGCTCTGGGTAGCTGCGCCATTGGTAAATGCAGAAGTGCTTGACTTATCTGCAGTGCCACAGAACATGTAAGCATGCGCGCTGGAGGTAGGGTGCGCCCAGCCTGATAGATAAGCATGGACACTACTCTTGGGCTGGTAGCCTTCGGTATAGGCATGTTTGCTGCTATAGACTATTGGGGTGACTTCATCGTAGTAGAGCTTACTGGCAAGAGTATAGATGTAGCCTACGAGGCTTTGCTCATTCTCGAAGTTGTACGCCCACTCTGTCCAGCCACCTATTCCCGTGGCAGAGTTGATAATCCTGGAAGACCAACTTCCATCATAAGTAGCCAGCCAGATCGCGCCACTATCATTCCTATAGACAATGCAGCGTATACTTGGCATGCTGGAGAGAATGCAAGCCGAGAACCAGGGATCAAGATCAGCAACCTGGACACCTGTACTAACATTGTTCTCGTAAAGCAAGGCATAGGTGCCAATGTCTGCAGCATGGTAGCGATAAATGTTACCGTTGCCGTCCACGACCTGAAAGACACCAGATAGGAGTTCCATGAAGGAGCCTACCCAGACTGTTTCGGATCCCCAGTTGCCGTCTACCTTCTGTATATAAAGGGCATCATTGAGCGTGTCATCGAAACAGAAGACATCGATGTCATCACCATCCAGCATGGTAATGCCCCAGACCCGGTAGCTGTCCGAGGCGTGTTCGCTCAACGTGACCGGACTAGACCAATTGGCTCCAGTCTTCTCGATGTACTTGATGTTGGGGTAAGTGCCCGTAACTGGGTCGACATAGACCACATGCGGTTTATTATTGCTGTCGATGGCTATCCGGATGGACCAGTTATCAAAAATTTCGGCGTAGAGTGTAGCAGCCTGCTCCCAGGATCCAATCCAGGTGTCGTTGCGCGTATCGAAGACGCGGTAGGCAATATCCAGAGTTGCACTTGGCGTCCCGCCATGGCTGATGATGTGGATGCAATCGTTGCCATCAATGCGGGCATCGATCCACTGGGAGTTGTTGCCAACAGTCGCAGCGCTTTGAGAGGCTACCAGCTTTGGAGCACCATTGATATCTCTGTAGATCAGGATAGTATGGGTGGAAGAAGCTTTAGTGACCGCATACTTGACCCCAAAACTGTTGGTAAGCAGGGCTGAGCCATAGTATTGAGACCAGGCGTCACCTACCTGTATTGGGAATGTGCCTGTGCCACCTGCCAAAAAGGCGCCCTGGCTAGCCTTGACCACGCCGGACTGCAGGAAGGCTGGGACAGATGCCTTGCCATCCGATGAGCCAAGCAGGTAAGCTGCCAAGCTGGAAAACTCGCCTTCAGAATAGCCCTCCAGGTAGGCAGGCTGCTCGCCAGTTGTCAGGATATTAGCAGTTAGGTAGGCTGGCAGACTAGCACTAGAGGCCTCGCCCCCACGGCAGTAGGCAGGCTGATTGGAACTGGCAGTATCGTTACCGGATAGGTAGACTGGCAGGCTGGAGATCTTAGCAACGACGCCGAATAGATAAGCAGGCTGAGCTGCGTTCCCGTCTATTGAGCCTGCCAGAAAAGCGGGCAAACTTCCGGAAGCTGAATAGATCGGAGCAGGAGTCTCCAGCTCGGCCCAGGCAATAGCCGGCTGTCCAGTTGCACCAGCCAGGAAGCTGCTCTGCTTTTCGGACTGGGTAGCTACAGCAGACAGGAATGCGGGTAGGCTGGCCTGTCCGGCAACCTCGCCTGCCAGGTAAGCAGGATTATCCGAGACGCCTGCATCAAAACCCTCGAGGTAGGCAAGCAGGGAGACAGCTAACTCAGAAGAGCCAGACAGATAAGCCAGCTGACTTGCAGCAAGGCTGCTTACACCCTGTAGGTAGCCAGGAGAACCGGAGCTCGATGAGTCATGTGCGGTGAGAAAGACAGGGGTGCTGGAAGACCCTTGCGGAAGTGTTCCTTCAGCATAAGCGCTTTGTTGACCTGGAGCCTCGGCCTGCCCAGCTAGATAAACAGGCTGGTTGGAATTAGCCCCAACCACGCCGTACAGGTAGCCAGAAGTCGCATGGCTGGCAGTCAGCGGGCTGTACTCCACCTGGAGATATATAGCACTGGTGCGACGCTTATTGTAAGTGAATCGATACTCTACCTGGGTAGAGACTCTAGTGGTGCGAACATTGGTACCCGCAAGGTAAGCGGAGTTCTTTGAGACACCCGTATCAAAGCCTGTAAGGTAGGCAGTTCGTGAAGAGCTGAGGTCAGGCATACCCAACGCTCCCTTGAACCGAATACCGGTAGTGATACTGCCCTAATAAACGGTAGCTCCAGAAAGAGCGCCCACTTAGATAGGCTGGCAGTGTGCCAGCTGCCATAAAGACAATGCCTGTCAGATAAGCAGGGGTGCTGGTAGATACCTCCGCACCCAGGAGAAATGCCCCAGTCCCAGCCTGGCTTGTAGACAGGCCGTGGGTGAATGAGGCAACGCTCGAGCTGATCCCTGGCAAAAAAGCGTCTAGATAGGCGGGTCCTGATCCTGTGGCTTGTCCTTCTCCTCGGGTATAGCCAGGAATGTGATCCAGCGTAGCCTGAGCACCCGCCAGATAACTCGAGTGACCTTCCAGGATATTAGCCAGTCCCGCAAGGTAAGCAACCTGGACAGAGCCAGCTGTGCCAATTCCAACTGCGAAAGCTGGCGCTTGAGATAGTGCGCTGTCGAGGCCAGTAACATATGCAGGTAAAGCCTCTTGTCCCTCCAGCGAGCCTCTAGCATAAGCTGGTAGGTTTTCTTGAGTGGTACTGTATCCTCTGGTGTAGGCCGCTTGGACTGTAGTTGCATGTTCTTCTCCGTAGAGATAAGCCGGAACTGACAGTTGCAGCCAGATGCCTTCCAGATAAGCTGCTTTAGTAGTACCAGCTGGTAACGCCCCATGGAGGAAAGCTGTCTGGCCAGAGATTATCCCACCAGCCAGGAAAGAGGCACGGGTTGACATCTCTAGTGGGCTGGCACCGCTAAGGAAGGCTCCCTGCTTGCCCGTGCCAGATATGAACCCCTCACAGTAAGCCTTGAGATTGCTAGCGTGTGTGCTTGCAGATGAAATATAGGCGGATTGAGAGTCCTGGACAGCAATGTAGCCGTCTAGGTGCCCGCCTTGGTTGGAACTATCTGACGACTCGCCAGAGCCGATGGTGTAAGCCGACAGAACACCTTTTGTGGCTGTATCCTGGCCGCGCAGATAAACCGCCTTTGAGCCAGAGAGCACCTGGCAGCCTTTCAGGTAAGCAAAGGTAATCCCACGTGGGCGTCTCTTAGGAGTGCCTTTTGACCTGAGGGCTGCAGAGGAGATAAACGTGGTAGGCATCAGTTTATCTCCAGGACAGTAAAGCGTATCCTCAGGTCATCATAGGCATCAATGATGGCATCGATCTCCGCTTGCGAGAGGATGTATTCGTAGGTCTCGAAGGAGCTGGCAAGCACGCGCGTGTCCGAGGCAATGACCTGTGTTCCCCTGAGCAGCTCCACCTTGAGGGTGATGGTTATGCCAACGTTCGACCTGGCGCGGATCTCCAGGGTATGCTGATCAGTGGCTACATAGCCCTCGCCTACCCCGATGAGCGCTACTTCGAAGCTATCCCCCACCTGGAGAGTTGGCTTGGTTACATAAGTGTTGTCATTTGGATCAATTTCAAAGATAGAAGTATAGAGGACAGATCCGCCCTGCTCGTTCTGCCAGCTTCCAGTGACTACATCAGCTGTCGGCGACTGGATAGTCCCGGTGCCCTCAAGGTAAGCAGGCAGCCGAGGGGGCTGTGACTGCAAGAAGGCGTGCTGGATACTGCTGGTGGCGCTGCTTTGCAGGTAGGCATGCAGGCTAGAGATAGGCTGTTGCCGATACTCAACCTGAACGACAATAGCTGTAGTGCGTTTGCCTGGAGGAGTTCCGAAATACTCAACTTGAAGATACGTAGCAGTGGTGCGGCGTTTATTGAAGGTATCTCGATACTCGACCTGCGCACCGATGTTTGTGGTACGCTTCCCACCACCTTCCAGATAAGCCGCAGACGAGGTTGATATATCGGGCATGGGACACCCCCACCCTGGCTGCGGTTATCTTACTTTAGGACCTATTTGCAAGGCATCGAGATCAGCAACTGACCAGGCTAAGCCAGACTGAGGGTTAGTCCTATGCACTGTGCCATGGCACGGCGTAAATGTGGTGAGTAGACTAATATCACTGCTGTCATACTCAACACCATTCGTTTTGATCTTTAGGGCAATTTTGCCTCCGGCTGCAACAGTATCACGGGTAAGGCTTATAACCTCAACGCGCTGAATGTCAACGTTCGTAAGACCGCAAGGGGATAGGTTATAAAGATCATACTCGTCAATAGTATCGCTTTCTACGTAGGTAGTGTCGCCATCATCAGGAATGTCATCGACAAGCAGATAGTTATCCGTTTGGTTGCCATCTGAACCATCCAGCTGGGTAACATCACCATTGCCGTTCGGGGTGAGTAAGATTACTTTCCCGTCTCCACACCAGGAATTGTCTACCTCGCCTGTGGTGTCGTTCATGGCGAAGTCATCTCCAAAGCCCCAGTTGCCACCCCAGTGAGTGAAGTCAAACCTGTTGAAGGCAGTATCCGTTCCGGGCTTGGTATCGCCAGCATAGTCGATCTCCAAGGTACCATCGATCTTCACTTCGAAGTCGCCTGCGTCGGCCATCTTGTAATGAACCTCGATCAGGTACCAAGTCCATGCATATACAGCTATCGTGCTGGTTCCAACCAGGACACCGTTGACGTATGCCTCCAGGCGCCCAGTGGTTGAGTTTCGTTTGAGGTAAGCAATTAGAGTTGATGTGCTAGAGAACAGGTGCCACCAGCGATTGGCTCCATTTTTCTCGTCCATATAGCCAAACCTGAAATACGCCTCGGACAGTGGGTTGAATACTTTCCAAAAGGCATCATCCCCACCAACCCTATAGCTCGCAGACCCAGAACGGTAATAGCTCGTGCTTATCTGGTTGTAATTTCCGCTTTGACCCGTCCAAAAAGTGAAGTCTCTAAGCTCAGCACCATCTGTACAGACCCTGGCCATTTCGGCCTCCTTTCAAAGGTAAAACCCCCACTACGGGATAGCCGACATGGAGGTTATAAGACCAGAACGCCCTGACTGCAGGCGAGGTCAGTATAAAGTTGGTAAGGTAACTGCTAGAAGGGCACTTTCACTCCAAGGTAGCCGAAGATAAGTGACCCGTAGTGAGTCAGCAGCAAAAGTGCAATCAGACCCAATAGCAAGAACGCCGTTTTTGGGTGAGCTATGCACCAGGTAACAATGTTGCGTCTCTCAAGAGTGGCCACGCGCTTATCCATGTTATCGTTAATTTGCTTCAGGCTTTCTTCTGCCGACTTGTTAGATGCCTTCATATCATTGAGCGCATCCCGGATCTCATCAGATGCAATGATCAGCATCTTGACAACACCGAACATCAGAAGATCTTTGACTTCCTGTGATACAGCGCCGTTCCTGGCGATAATCACATCGATCTGCTGAACAAGCGGCAATTCGGATAACGGGCGGCTAGACTCTTTGCTCTGCGTTTGCTTCATATTAGTCCCTCAGGGTTGTATGGATACGTTCTCCTTCCAAGGGACGGACATCCGTCCAGACGTTCCCACTGTCGTCCAGCCAGACAATAAAGACCTGACCATTGATTACAGAGCCGATCCCCTGACGAGTCTCCTCGGTTTGCCTGAAGACCAGCTTCCGAAATTCATATGCCTGGTAATAGCCGCTGCATGCCTTGGGCGGAAGGGCGTGTATGGTCTTCCCGCCACGCTGTAAGCGCAGCATGGTGATCTTCAGGTCACGTTCCTTGATGAAGCTTAGGAACTTCTGCCAGGATGAAGGCTCGCCAGAAACTGGCGCCTTCTCGAACGCAGTGCTTCCGTCCGAAAGGGTGGCTATCCATCCCCTAAATGGAGGACGTGGATCATTCATGGTCATTGCGGCCTCGCTTTCACAGCTTCCATTGTAGATATAGGCACCAGGTCGTTTTCCTTGAGGATATCGGCCCAGATACTTGAAAAGTCATGGTGCATAGGATACAGATCTTGCTGGTACCAGTTGGCGTGGTAGATCAGCTTGCCACCCCACTCAAGCACCCTGGATAAGTGATGCATCACCTCGCGCAGCGTCTTCTCCGGGAGATGCTCGAAGGTATCGAAGGATACAGCTGCCTGGATAGAGTTATCTGGGACTTGTTTCATCCAGCGCTCATCCAGTATATCCAGAGGCCCGAGAGCAGTGGCGATATTCTCTACCAGCTCCTGGTAACGCATGGCAGTAAAATGGCGCAGGATCGCATTGGTCTCTACGGCGATAACCTTGTTGTTCTGGATAGCCAGCTGGAGTGCCACTGAGCCAATGCCGGAACCGATCTCGATCACGCTGATCTTGCGCAGGTAGGTGAGCATCTGGCGCAGCTGGTTGAAAACCGGGGTGAAGTTCCAGTGCAGGAGCTCCATGATATATAGCTCGCCAACTTCCCTGGAGTTATAGAAGCGCTTCTCAGCGGATGGGCTGGGCTGCTTACCATCGAAGCGCTGCTTCCATAGATCGCCAACCATGTGGGCGTTGCCGACCTCGATGTCTTTCACGGCCTGCTCAAAGGGTATACCATAGAACTTTGCTAGCCAGTTGGCTGCAGTGCGCTTGGTGTAAGCCGTGACGTTGATACCGCGGTTTTCGTAATTCATGCGGAACTGGACTTGCCCCATAGGAACCCAGTGGAAGTGCCCGCTGATCGTGGAGAGATCGCAGTAGATCGAGTAGCCGTATTCTTCCTTTGCTCTGGCACAGAACGTCAGGTCTTCTGAGTTGCCTCCGGTCTGGTACTCAAACCAGGGCGGCTGGATAACTTCGATCACGGAGCGGTGCAGGAGCATAGCGCCCGTGGCCACCGCGTCGCACTCTAGAAGGGCGTGATCGTCCACGCCATTGACGACGACCGCTCCATCCCGCATAGGCAAGCCGGCACCGATCAGAAAGTCGTAGACTTCATCCCGTAGCGGTGCCCAGACGCGCCCGTCCCTGCCCCATTCATCTTTCTCATTAGGTGCAGCCCGGAAGCAGAATGGGTCATGGGTTGGCCCACGGTGGAAGTACAACCCGCCAACGATGGGCTTCTTCCAGCGCATCAGGCGCTCAGCAATGTCCTCAGGATGCTCCATGTCCGAGTCGAGCATGAGCAGCCACTCGGGTTTGTCGGCATGCTTGAGGAACTGCTTGCAGATCATATCCCGGTTGCGGTCGACACGGTGTCCCTCCTGCTGCCAGTAGCCGCAGTCGAGGCCCTTGTGATGCAGGCGCGCCAGGATCATGTCGCGGTTGTCCACGAACTGGGTCATGTAGATCCGCTCGCGGGGAATGCCAACGTAAACCTTGCCGTTTCCATCGCCAGGTAACATATTTAGGGTCTCCTCATAGCTTCATAGATAACCTCGAGAATGCAGTCAGCCTCTTGGCGGTCAGTAGCCTTTTCTTCCTCCGAAAGGTCGGCGTAAGGCGTTGTCAGCTGGCGTTTCCAGCGCTCTACCGCCCAGGAAGGCAGATAGACACGGCCATCTGGCTGGGTCTCGCATTTGGAGAAGAGATAGCTCATCCAGCCTGACCAAGCCCTATGAGCGTAGGCCGCCAGTAGCTCTCGCATTACGAGTAGGTCAATGCGATGCCAAAGTCAAACTGGGTTTTGGCACCAACGCTTTCCGGGCGGGCACTGATAGCGATGTAGAAGTAGTGCTCGGTGCCTGCAGCCTGATCGGAAAGACCCAGCCGTTCGCCGGAGTTGTCACCGCCGATGTTGGCCGAGTCGTCGTTGATCTGCGTCCAGGCAGTCGCGGAGACGCCACGCTCGAAGGCGTACGCCTCGATGCCCACAGCCTCAGCTGTCTCGGTGGTACCGTCAAACGAGTAAAAGCGGGCGTTGGAGGTCGCCACGGAGCTGGCGTCGGTGAACTTCACCCGCAGCGTACACTCGGTCTGCGCCAGGTTGGTATCGTTCAGGGTCTCGGTTCCACTGCCACCATCGAACTGAGTGCCAGAGACATACTTGACGTTGGGAACGTGGTTGGTGCCGCACTGGTCGGTGCCAGGGTCGCCGGAGCCAAGATGCGTCTCGGCTTGCCAAGTGCCGACTGTGATCGGGGTAGACAGACCGCCAGAGCCAGCAAAAACGATGGTGTTAGCACCTACGCCAAACCAGCCAGGTGTGTTGGCGTAGACTTCCCATGTAAAGGTAGCCATTATAGCCTCCTAGGGTTATCCCGAAAGGTATGCAGGGACAGATTCAGCCCTCGGCCTGCGAGCAAACGAGGCGAAGATATGGATCTTCCCAGTGGTCACGGTTTCTTCATAGCCATTGCCATCGACTACATTTACATGGTATCGATACAGCCCTTGCAGTTTCAGGCTGTCTTCAGGCAGCAAGATGATGTCCACTTCCCCGACCCCAACCACGTCGATCTGCGTGGGGTCTACGGAGCTTTTGACGATGTGGATCACATTCTTGTCATCGAAAAGGGCGAAGGTGATCTCGCAGCCGTCAAGGGGCATCGGATTACCGCTGGCATCCAGGATGGTGTCATGCAGGACTTTGTAGTTGCCCGCGTAGAAGTCCTCGAGAATATCCTGCTTTTCCCTGGTCATTGGGCACCTCCGGCGGGTTTTCCTCCACGCTGTGGAGGAGGGCGCTGCGCAAATGAGTCAGCCTGGGTCTTGGCGACCTTCTCTTGCGTTTCGAGTTGGGCTTTCTGCTGGGTAGCTGCGGCCTCGTTCTGGTCCTGTTGGAGCTGCAGGGCATACTTCTGGATAACCTTCTGTTTGGCTTCCTCGAGATCGGCGACCCACTTTAGGATCATATCCCGCTCTTCATCAACGTCCTCCACGTCGCCGGCCATCTCGATCAAATGCTCAACGGAGGCCAAGTTAGATGTAGCCCGTATCTGCCATTCATTGATATCCTCAGCTCGATCCTTGGGTAACTGGTTAGCCCACTTCTGCTTGATACGCAGCTTGGAGTGCTCCTCGGTTATGTCATTCAGGCTTTTGATTGCCATCATGCGCAGCATAAACTGAGATAGCAAGTTCAGGGCTGGCGTCCAGAAGTAACGCTCGATGCTTGTATGGGAGGTGAGCGGCCAGAAGCGAGTAGCCAGGGTCAGACTGGAGCGCTGGCTTCCCTCGTCTTCTCCGTAAGCCACAGGAGGCACAAAGCTGTCACGGTCGTACTGGCCCTCGATCTTATCGATCAGGTCAGTCATAGCGGAAGAAGTCCTGGCACGGTTGACCTCGAACATATCCGGAGGGCGCTCAGCTGAGCTGAGGCCGGGGTCGGTGCCCAGGTCGACATACTCCAGCCATTCGTTGACCCGCCTGACCTGCAGGGCGCCGCCAGCGTTGCGCACGGCGATGATCGGGTGGCTGTCGTCATTCACTGAGTCACCCAGGTCGCCAAAGCGCAGGTTCAGCTCCTTGACCATGCCAACCAGGTGGGAATAAGCGTTGAAGCCGAGAAAGCCGCCGATGCGGATGTGGGGGATATAGACTGCAGGTACAAACTTCCAAATATTCTCGCCCCCCAGCTCCCACCCCTGGCGCCGAGCTGGCTTTCCATCGATGAAGACCTCGTAGGTCTCTGGCATCCAATGCTCAACGTACCACACGCTGGGATCATCGCCGGTGTATCCCCAGAGCTTAGCCTCAACCAGGCTGATAGAGCGTACGATCCAGGCTTCCAGTAGGTTATAGTCATCTGAGGCATCGGGGGTAGCAATGAAGTTCTTTGGGTTGATGCGCTCGATACGGAGTGGAGTGCGCCGGCGCCCGCCTTTGTCAATGCCCTCCCAGGGAACGTAGGTTAGCTTGAAGACGCAGCCGCCGTAAACCTGGCTCATAAGGCCATTTTCCACCATGATCGCCCGCCCGTGGTTCTCATCCCACAGGTCATTCAGGGCACGCTCAGCCTGAAGCGCCTTGGCTTTCTCACCCTGGTTCTTCGAGGAATATTTGACCTTGGGCACCACGAGGGGCCGGGCGTCATCCTCTACCTCACCGAATAGGGTAGAGGTATGCTTGAGGACAGTGCCGACAATGGGATTGATGCGCAGGGGATAGAGGTCAGCCTTATTCCTGGCTTCGGGCTGGTCACCCAGGGCTGAGCCGTTAAACCAACGCTCAGCTTCGCTGTACTGCATCCACTGTTCTTCGTACTTCTCGTAGGGAAAGCCTTCCAGGTTCTGGAGGTCGAATTTTTCCACACCTACAAACAGTTCTCGTAGGGCATTTAGGACCATGGCATCCTCCCAAATAAAAACACAATGGCACGGACAGGAAAGTCATCGATTCCATATCCATGTGCCATTGCGCTTGTGCCTATTATAACAGACAGGGCGCTCATCCCCACTTTTCCTGAGAAACCCAGATGAAGGCTTTCTGCAGTCCGGTGACGACTCTTTCCTCATGGTGCATCTCCCCCTCTCGCATCTCGTTGACCAAGATATGCACCAGCTCGTGGACGACCGCCTCTTCGAGGTCTTCTTCTGGAGTGATATTTACAGCCAGCAGGTTGACCTGGATCCAGGCAATACTGTATTTCCAGTCGACGGTGGTATGCGCGAAAACAGCGCGGTTCTCGCCGGGATCACCAAAGATCTGTAGGACCTCGTTGGGATCATCGTAGTAGCTGACCTTGACGCTCCACCAGAGCAGGCCCAGGGGCGTCAGCCATTTGGTGAAGTAGTCCTTGACCAGCTCGCCTTTTGTCTTGGGTTTTCGCTTGGCGCTCATCTCTGCCTACCTTTACGCAACGCGCGGTACAGCTTGCGGCGTGCGTGAACGGTTTGATCGACGTGATCGACCGCCAGGAGGTAGTCTTCGAGTCTCATCAGCTGGCTGATCGACCACCTGACGAGTCTCAGCAATAAGCGACTGAGGGTCAACGTGAAACCAGATACGGATAGCATGGGCACTCATCCCGATGGTCGCCACGATGTCTTGGGCGATCCTCTTGTCGTTTTCTGGGTCGTAGTTGGAGAGCTGGGAGCGGATGCCCACCACGGCTTTGGGCCAGGAGAGCAGGTTAGCCTCGATGAGCAGCCGGCTGGCTTGCAGGTAGGTATGCTTCATGGCGCCTGAGAAGTCCAGGCTGCCAATGCCGCGCACCATCCCGAATGGACTGAGGTAGCCAGGCTCGCCATCGATGCCCTCATGCTTGAAGCGCTCCTTGAACAGGTGCTCATTGATCAGGTAGTTCATGTTCTTCTGCGGGCCGGTGGCGTCGACTCCGGCATAGATCGGGCGGTATTCCTTGATGAAGTCGAACATCTTCTCCACCCAGGGGCTGATGCGCCCACCACCATTGCCCCACCAGAAAGCCATGAGAGTGGCCGGGCGCTGGGGAAAGCTAGTCACGTCCCATACCATGAGGACAGGAGCGTTTCTCTGAGGCGCAGCGCCTGTACCAGGATCGCCGAAGACCATGTAAAGCCTGCCGGGGCGGGGTGGAATCTTGAAGTGAATAACGCCGGCGCCATACAGCTTCTCGTAGGCAAAGCCAGATGCGTCCCTACCAGCCTGGGCTTCGATGATCGACCCAGCCAGAGGGTCCTCACAGTCATAGATCTTCTCTTTGGAGAAGTACCAGCCCTTGCCCTCTGGACGCAAGCCCTCGATGTAGCGTGGGCGCTCATCAGCGGGGATACGGGCCAGCATACGAGCTAGCTGCTGGGGTGTAATGTTCTTGTTATGGCGGGAGGAGACTACGATCGAGAGGAAGTTTTCCGGATCCCCCGCAGCCTGGTCATAGTAGTACCAGAGGTAGAAGTTATCCCAGGAGTTAGACGCCATGGAAAAACGACCCAGGCGGGATCGACCTCGCACAGCGCCACGCAAGCGGGATCCGGCGTTGATGATGACTTCCTCGAGGTTGTCAAGAAGCCCTGCCTCGTCAATGTGGAGCCAGTCGCCTTCCCAGGACAGAATACCTGTAGCGTCCTTGTCGGCAGACATAAACTCGAGCGAGCTTTCATAGAGCACCTTGCCTATCTTGTAGCGGATGACGATCTTCGGATGGGGTTTACGGGGCTTCTCCCAGATCAGGTCTTCGAAGCGGGTGTTGCGGGCATTGGTCAGGATGGCATCGTACATCAGCTTGGCCTGCCATGCCTTGGGGGCTACGTTTAGGAACTTGAAGTCCCGCGTCACACTTGCCCAGACAGTGGCGCTCATACCGATACCAACAGTTTTTCCCGTGCCAAAGCCCCCAATGACGGTGATGTCCCGCTGCTCGGCTACGTGAACAGTTTTCTGCCAGGCACCCTCGGGGGTGAAGTTCTCATCAAACCGCCAGCCTTTGTCCTCGCCATGCGGTCTGAAGAAGTAGTCAGTAAACTGGTCCGGATCTTTGTCGGAGACGCGCAGGATCTCGATCTCCGACGGTGTGAGAGACGTTTCCTGTCGCAACCATAGACCTCAGGTCTTGCGCGGTTAGATGCGACATGGCACATTTTACATAGATGCGGAAAAGCGGTGCAGATAGCCCTTGAACACGCGCTCGGCGCGCTCGACCTCCCGGATATCCTCGACGGGCAGCTTCTCGCCACGCATGTAGCGCTCGTACAGATCCTTGCTGTCCGGAGGAAAAGTGAAGACCAGCACATAAGGGCCGTCCTCCAGCTTGATCCGCTTGACATCCAGCGGGGTATGTTTGAAAGTAAGCAGGGTAAGTATTGTCCAGCGGTCTTTACTGACCACCGGTTTTGGTTCCTCGGGGCAGGGTGTCTCAGCGGCGGTTACTGTGAGTAGCTCGCCCTCTGGCTTGGCAGTGGCTTCAGTGTCGGTGTCGCTCATCTTCGGTCTCCACTGATAGCCCTGGCACTGGTTGAGGAGTACATGCCGTCGACGCCCCCCTGTACCGGCAGGAACTTGACCACTCCATCAGATGGCTGCAGGATACGGAACATCCCGCCATTCTCAAGCGTGATGTAACCCGGTTTTTGTTCCTTTATCCAGACAGCATAGAGTTGTTCGAAGCGGGGATCATCCGCTCCGATCGCTTCATCGGACATATTGGCCTCCAGGTACAGCCCTGGCTGCCCTAACGCCTGGCCCTTGTAGGAAAGTAGACTGGCGGGTTAGGGGCTTCCAAGGGTATTTGCTCCTGTGAGCCTGGAACATAGACCGGCTGGGGTTGTCCAGAGCGAGGAGCAGGCTGCCTCCGATGATTGTTTGGCCTCAGGATATCCTCGATCTCCTCTTCCTCGTTCACCAGCACCACGTTCAACAGCGGTTCTGGCACCCACTCAACGAAGAAGCCGATCACTACCGGTATGATGAAAAGCCACGGTTTGTCCCAGGGAAGTGTGTTGAAACCCTGAAGGTTCATGATCCCCACAGTGTTTGTCACGATCCCATAGAGATAAGCTGCAGCCCCGGCTATCCAGAGCATTCCCGACCTGTGCCGTTCGTGGTTCCAAACGATCTCGATGGGCACCAGACAGAAGGCCAGCATCCAGCCGACCCAGCCCATCTTGGGCACCGAGATGTTGAAGCCATCCTGGGAGAAGAAGACGCTGACTGCGCCTATTCCCACTGCACTCAGGCCGCCAAACAACCTTCGAAGAATTTGATATTGTTCATTAGTCATTGTCATTGCTCCATAGACATGTGCAAGCCTGCTTGAATGATTGTACTCTATATAACTTAACGAATGTCTGACAATTCTGTTACCTTACTCTCGGCGCCGGCTCTCCAGGAGATTGACGATTCTGGCATCCAGTTCAAGCCCAGGGTCTAGGATTGCCCAGCTAGAAAACTCAATACCTCGAACCTCTATATCTACCTCACTCCTCGTCAGAACAATAACCCGGTTGCCATGCTCATCCCGAAGGCGACCTCCGTTATCCAGGTACACATCCACTCGGCCTTGCCGGTGAGCCTCACGCCTAACCTCCGCCATGAACAGCCGCCGGCGCTCGTGGTTCTCTACAATGATCAAGTGCGTTGGCATGCTGTCACTCATCATCCCAGTCAAAGTAATCCTGAATATCGCGTACGATCCGAGCTACATTGCGAACAGGAGGGGCTATCTCCACTTTCTTGGTGCCCTCGGGGTTCATCCCGTAGCACAAGTTGCGCACACCATACTTGATGTGCTCTACGCCCAGAAGAGGACGCACAGTACCAACCAGCTCTATTAGAAAATACATTATCTTGTCTGCATCAGCCCAGTGTATGCTGGGAGACTGCAGCCTCTGGATAGTTGCTTGGAAGTCAGCATACTGGCGACGGTTCTCATTCTCCAGGTTGCGCACCCGCTCGGCCTGGTTCTCATGGCGGACCGTCTCAGCCTTCAGAAGCACAATCAGCTGCTCCTTGGTGTACTCTGCAAATGGATCAATTGTAATAGTGTCCATTGTTAGCCCCGTTTCCTGAAGTAACCCAGGATCACTTCTAGCATGGAATGGTTCTGCATCCGCAGGTCATCCAGGTGATCCTGCATAGCTTTGAGCTGGCCTGGAGTGGCATCATTAGCTGGCCTGAAGCCCATTCCCCATAAACGATCCATCAGCCACTGACAGCTCTTGCGGGTCATGCTGGCGACTGCAGGTCGATAGGTAAATACTTCTCCCACTGTCTCCGGAAGCTCAGTGATCATCACCCTATGAGCGTGGAAGTCCATGTCCCTGGTCATGATAAAAACGTCCACGTTCTGCTGAAAGTCGTCGCCCCAGTCAACGTGAATCTCGATTGGATTGTCCATAGCGCTTCTCCATTATGTACATTTTGATCTCTACGGCCGGGATGAACAGCACAATGAACAGTGCGCCCAGCTGAACCGCCACCTTTTCGCTGAATATGGAAGCAATAAGGCAAAATAGCCATAGCGTCCATAGGCTCACATCACTCGCAAACCACAAAACCTTGAGGGTAAGCGACGGCTTGAAGTCCGGCCCCTCCCCTGGAATCTGGAATAGCTTCATCGGCGATCCTCCAGGGCGGAGCGGGCTTTCAGGATCCGCAGGCTGTGAGCTTTCATCACCGGCGAGCCATGTTCGTCGATCAGCTGAATCATGTCCCTCAGTGCGGTCCGCAGCTCTTCCTCTTTGTTGCGACCCGGAGTTTCGGGCAGATCACACCAATGCGTGACATCCTTATGCTCCCAGGGGCGGTTACAAACCCACTGGTGGGTCTGCGGGGCATACCAGCCAAGATTCCACTCAGTAATGCCGATGCCCTGCCATTCCGCATTCTGATTGTAGACGAGCTTTATATCGGTATGGGTGGGCAAGGCTTCGGTGACAGATATTAGCTTCATCAGTCCTCCCGCTTGTCGGTTGCGTTCAGCCAGCCACCTCGCAATTCGTCAGGCATGTCCGGGTCTACCTGGTAGCCCAAAGGCTCAGCGTTCTCCACATAGGCTGCATTGAACTTGCCCTCCGGAGTGAAGCTGAAGATGGCCACCTGCGGCTCCTCGGCGTTGGGCGGTATGGATATGTGAATGGCCTTCAGCGGCCCGCCCTCGCCAACCAGCTCTCCGTCCTCGAAGTGTATGTCGCCCAAGCCCTCGACCGTGCCCAAGTCCCAGGGTATCCCTATCTGATTAAACGCCTTCAGCAGAATTCCCGCATCCCCCAACTTGCGGTACTGGCCCCGCTCAATCATTCCCATGATCCTATCCCGGTTTTTCATCTTTCTCCTCCTTCCTAAATAACGCCGGCGCCACGATCGGCATGTACCAGTTAATCCCATCCATGAAGAAACGACAACTGTGGCACATCAGATAGAAACACGGCACCCAGCGGTCATAAATGTTGCCCGCCTCATCCACATAACGCCCAATATACATGGCAAACATCGAGTCGAAACGTATCTCTCCCCCACAGTTATTGCAAGTACCCAGATAGTTTTCTACCCGGCAGATCTCACCCGACTTGAATTCCTTCGAAGCCCTCCAGGCGAATTCGTCACTCATCTGGCACGTCCTCCGGATCAGCTTCCTTCATGCATGGCACCATACACACCACACACACGTATAGCCAGAACCAACGCTCGAGCTTCACGCTCCAGATTAGCTCTTGCCTGTAAGCAATGTCACCACAATAGGGACAGTCTATTCGCTCTTCCATCTTCCCACACTTCCTCATTAGGTAGATAGGACGCTACCCCTATCCCTTGCTGCGGATACGCCTACACCAGGTGGCAAACCCAGTATCAGCTCCTTATCCCTACGCATGTGCCGCTTACACCACTACCCCCTATATTTTACCCCAGTCCGGGGGTCAGACGGTATTGTGGGGGGTAGGCGTCCCTTATAAGTGAACTAGGGGGGCGCGAACCTCATCAACCCATACGTTCATATGGGCTACCCCCACTCCCCCCAGGGGGAGGGAGGGGGGAGGGTAGGGATCTATATCCTATATCAGAAAGGAGGTGATAAACATGTTGAACGACCGTCAACCCGGTAAGGTGTACCTGTCCATCCGGAACAAAGGCACTCGCCTTACCACAGGCACAATAGGCCCATTCAATGATGCTGCCGAAGCCCGTGTGCACTACAACAGCCGCATCGACCGTCGCCAAGTTCTGCGCGCTACTGTGCAGGACGCGGAAGGACATGACCTGTTCGTATTAACCCAACAATAGGAGAAAAGTCTATGGGCGCATATGTGGGACCATTAGCCCTGATCATCCTGGCCTTGATCGTGATCTATGCCTTGTGGGCGATAGCCTGCAAGCATGAGGAGCCAATCGTGAAAGAACCCATCAATACCAACCATCGCAAGCCGATCCGCCATCACCACGTCCCTCACATCGAGGGTGCTGGGCGCCCCTGCGTGCCTGAGGTCAATCTGAGCACGCTGAGCGAGAAAGAACAGCGCTTGCTGATCGAACTGCGCCGCAACAACTAACTGAATAGCCTGATGTCAGCACATGGCATCACCCAAACTCTATAGCCTAGAGCTTAGAAAGCGCCTTCCGTAAGCCTTTGAACTGCGCTTTCTGTACACTGGGTCTTACCCTGCTTTACCCTAAATAAGCGGGGGCGTTTTCGTGCCAGCTTAGCCCTAACTCAAGCTGGCACATCTGTAATCATCCTTTTTCATATCCACTAACCCTATATCCGAAACCTATATAGAAAGGAGGCAACTGTGTTCTACGAGATGGTAATGGCAGTTCTAAAAGCCATGAACTATGGCGCTGTACAGTCTGCATCGCTGTTCGATTCCCTTGTGGTCATCTACGAGTGGAAGGAATGGCGAGAGCGTGAAACACGCTGGGTCACATGGCGCTCCATCTTTTCTGCAAACGAGTGGTTTCTGAATCGCTTGAAGGAAGAGGAGGAGTTTTACAAGAAGCAGCCCTATAACTGGCAACCGCAGTTAGTAGGCGTTGTTGCTAGAGGCTGGCTTGAGGGCTATCTTCCCTCAGAAGGCTTGACCTATGCCCTCAAGAATGGCGGCGCACAGGCCCTAGTTTTAGCCTAATCAACCCTATATCAGACTCTCAATAGGAAGGAGAAAACATGTCCAAGCTTCAGCACCGCATTGGAAAGAAAGTCCTGCACGCTTCTGTCCGATGGGCACGCAATACCTGGGAAGTTATCAGCAACCACACTGATTACGAGAACAACCGGGTGCATATGCTGCTCATCAATAAGCTGGGCGAGCGCAAGACGTTTGAGTTTCCTGTGCTCGATGTCGGTTAGTCAACCACAACCAGAGCTGCCCTTAGTGCGAGAGGGCAGCATGGCTGTCTTTGACAGCAATAGCTTATTCGAATCCTAAAGAAAGGAGGTGCTTATGTATATTAGGGTAATTTCAGTAGGGTTTTTTCCACCCGAATTCCTAATGGAACCACAAGACACAGATGTTGAGGCTTAGGAGGCCTACATGACCAATAAGAAAGACAGCAAGATCGGCAAGCCGGCAGCCGAAACCAAGCCGTATCCCAAACTGGATCCTCAGCTTGCTAAGGAGCTGATTGGCCCGATCCTCAAGATCGCGACCATTGAAGCGTCCAAGCATGATGATGTGATCCAGAAAGCTATTGATGACCTGAAGAAAGAGCAGAAGGCGTTCGAGTATGCGCACCTGGTAGTTGCCCAACGCGATGCGCTGGAAGTTCAGATCAACGAGGTCATCCACAACCTGGATGCATGGGTGCCAGGTATCAAGGAGTTGCGTGCCGAGCTACGGGCACTGCAGCTTGAGCTGTTTGGCGATGAGCGCTATATCAATGGCGCTCTTGTCCCGCGCGCAACGAATACCAGCGAGCGGGCTGCCAAGTTCGACAGCATCAAGGGCATGATCAAGGCTAAAGTGGATGCGTTCACCGCTCCGCTGTTCGAGAAGAAGTTCGAACTCGAAGCCGAGATCGAAGCAGCTGGGCTACAGGCCCTGGTCGATAAAGCCGAAGGCGAGACAAATGCCAGGCGGCAGCAAGTCAACTCTCAGTCACGCTAATCTCGAAAGGAGATTCTCTCTCTATGAAAAATAACAACCAAACCGTGAATTTCGCTGACAAGTTCGAACTCCGCACCGGTTCCTTCAACCAGGTCGGAGCAGTCTGCAAGGACGATGAGCCAGCCGCCTGGCTGGTCCTGCATCAAGGCAAGACCTTGCACACCATCTCTGAGCGGGAGCCTGGGCGCTTCTATGACGCCCTGGATATGTTCTGCCACATCGCCAACGGCGACTATGCCGATTGGAAGCCCGGCGAGCACTATCCGAAGTACCCCGTTCAGACCACCGATGAGTTTGTCCAAGCCGAAGAGTCCCTGACCAACAACGGCACCTATCTCAAGATGACCGCCAATGGTTGGGCGAAATACCGCGGGGACAAGCTCATGGGTCTGGCAGAAGGCTACCAGCCCATCTTCCATGACCGTGTGGATTATGTCCTGAACGGCGACTCCGTCGCTCTCCACATCGTGGGCTACCTGGCTAATGAGTATGCCCGCGAAGTCCTCGCAACGCTGCAACTGGGCGTCGGTAAGACCTGGGCGGCCCGCACCGAAAAGCTGCTGCATGCCAAGGAAGAGAAGCAGCAGTATCAACTCAACCGGGCGCTGGATACAACCGGGGAGTATTACCAGAAGAACGGCAATGGCCAACCCAAGGCCATCCGCGTGATGACGGACGGCAATGTCCGCATCAATATGACCGAGACTGTGGCCCCTGGCACGCTCTTCCACATCGTGACCGCCTCCGGCCACGACGACGGCGTGGATCACTACTTCGATCCCAACGACGATGCTCAGGTCGACGCTCTTGTAAACCTGGGCTCGCTGCTGCGGGTCAAAGTAATCAAGTAGTCCAGAAGTAAGTAAGTCAGCCGCCCGGGGAGGCGTGGTCCTCCCCGGGTTCTTAGGCGGCACTACTGGCGCCTAGGTGACTACAGACGCCTAGGTAACGGCTGGTGCCGGACAGCCCAAAAGGAGGCCATATGCTAAACACCCTGCGTGTAGCTCGCGTTGTCAAGCCCTTTAGCGCAGGCGCCGTGGTGGGTGCCTGCTACTGCGGTGCGGTTGTCCATGAACAGGACACGCACCTCATTCTCTCAAATGGCACTGTCCTTTGCCCTGGCTGCACCGCTGATCGCTTGCAGCATGATCTCATCACCAATGAGAAACAGTTTGTGCCAGATATCCTCCACACCGTGGAGGCTACACCCGAGATGCTCGAGGTGTTCTACGCCTCATTCGGGGATGCCGCCCTCTCATAACCCTTGACAACGCCACTGAAAAGGGGTAAAAACCTTTTCAGTGGCATGTGGGAGCAGAGTATGGACGATATCCCCGTAAAGACAGTTTCACAACGGCCTAAGCCGATACGTCGTATCCTTGACGTATACGTCTATCCTTACTTTGACTTAGGTGACAAGGTAGGGACAATAGAGATTGACTTACTCAGTCCGCTCCCATTGTATGTAGGGTGTGCGATGAGGCCTTATGGTTCCAAGAAGCTATTGGTTCGCAGGAAGGGGGACAGATGAGCATCTTCTACTGGCTGATGTACTATCTAGGCTGGTGGAGGTGCAATACATGTGGGGAGTGGTGTCGCATTCAGCGATATCCTGAGCACAAAGAGTGGCAGCATCCCTATGCCTATACTTGTGGGAGGTGCATGTTTGGATAACATTCCTAGACAGCCTCTGCCTCCTGATGCGCTCCCCTGGATCTGCCCTGAGCATCCACATGCAGCCGTGCTACATGTATGGGATGAGGAACACTTTGTTATAGGGGGATTGCCAGCTGGAAGCGGGATCAAAAAGAATGAGCGCTACGTATGTCCCGTGTGCATGCGCGAGCTGGCGCCCCCCGAGAGAGGACCTAGACCTCTATGAATATGGGTACCTACCAAATAGGTGAAGGGAGACCATGACAAAGCAAATGGCACGCATCACTCCCGTTGAGTTTCCTCATGTTGGCAAGCGTGTGCCAGTCCTGGTATGGTTTGGATCCGTGTACCCTGGAGATATCAGGGACATAGTGATCCGCGAGTTCGTGGTTGCAAACTATCCGGGCGCCGCGCTACGCATCCAGAATCAGATCTTCTTTGTTGACGATCGGGCATTTCAGATCAGCCAGACCGAGCAAAGTACCCAGTGGCTGATTCACCGCCTATTCAAGGATGAGTGAGATGAAGATCACACTGATCAACGGAGAGGTTGTCAACCTCTTCAAGGGACGCTATTCCAATATGCGTCCTGCCCTGTTCGCCAAGACAGATGAGGGCTTCCCGTCTGGGGTGCTCAGCATCAACGTGCCTGAGCTGGACTTAGCGCCTGACGAGATCGTTATCAAGACCTACAGCGAGGGCGCTCTGTTGAACTATGTCAAAGCGCTGTCTGATGCAGGGGTGATCGACGACCAGGTGCTTTACTGGGTGGAGATCGGCTATGTAAGGGTGCCGGTCTTCAAGGCACATCTTGAGAACGTGCCAGAGGGTAGCTACTAATGTGTGATATCGATGGGTGCACTGGGGCGCCGGCTGACTTTTGCTCTAACTGTCACAGGCTGGTATGCCGTAAGCATGGGCGCTACCTGTGGGTAGGGCTGGAGCTGGTCTTCGAGTGCCAAATTTGCGTGAAAGGAGATACGAATGTCAGTGAACAGCGAGGAGTTCTGGAAGCTGAAGCTGGCTCTCACACGAGCGGCTAGCAAGCTAGACTTCCAGCAGTTTTGCAAGGTTGTGGGTATTCCCCCTATTGAGCAGAGCAAACCTCTCTTTTATGCACTAGGGGTAATTACTAGGGAGCTAAGCCAGTTCAAGCTGGCGCAGCTGCAAGCCCTGGTGGATTGGTCTGAGAAGCAGAAGTAAATGGAACCCTTTGAGTTTGTTGGTCACTGGGATCTAGGCGAGATGACTGTCCTGAGTGAGATAATCACTGCTTATGAGGACGCCTCTGTGCCCAATGGCTTTAATCGCTGGAGGCTGGTCAAGTACGAGTTTCCCTCAGGGCGGGGCAATTACACTGCACGTCGCACTACCTGGATCGATGGCACGCTTATCACTGATACTGCCTCTGAGCTGGCAGCCAAGATTGTGGCGTATTATGCAAGCTGGAGGATAAAGCGGCGGTGAATGCTACATTGCTCACACCTGAGCAGCTGGCAGAGCTGATTGTCAGCACAGGTGGCGCTCGCCAGCCTAAGCATATGGCTGAACCTCCACACCGTGGAAAAGAGGACAAGAAGGCTAAGGCAAAGCGCAAAGCGGAGAAAGCCAGCCGGCGCAAGAACAGGAGACGATAATGGTGCTAGATGACAGTTATAGAGCTATAAGGGACCTCCTGGAGGCTCAGCCCGTGGGTTTCAGGGTGACTACAGAAAGAGGCATTTGGGAGAAGCGTGAAGATGGCTTATGGTACCGCGTTGAGCAAAAGCCAATGACTAGCACACTCCTGGCCACGATGAATCCTACGCCCTGGGAACCTAGAATATGGGAGGCTTAGCATGAGCCTAGTTGCAACTTGGTGCTACTGTAGTGATGGCTGCTGGTATGAGGAACCGGTGTGGAAAGGCTTGGATCAAAATGGCCTGAATATCTGGTTCTTATGCCTGGATGATGACGACCCACCTGAAATGGTCATTCGCACAGACAGGGCAGCTATAGGGACCAGAGCCGAGTTGAATGCTATGCGTCCCAAGCTGCCCTGGCTGCGTTATATCTCACAGGTGTCTCCAGCTGGGCATCGTTACTTCGGTGGTAGCTTTCATAAAGCAGTCAGCTGCTGGACCGAGTTTATCCAAGTCCCGCCGCCGCCTGAAAAGTACGACAGCAAGTCAGAGACGCGCCCGAGCTATATGGGCTGTTACTACGACTTGCGAAAGAAGCGCAGTTAGCATGCCGATCCTGCAACGTCCGCAGCTGAGTGAGGCGCAAAACAAAGCCCTGCATGCTGTCATGCTGGCTCATCCAGGTGCAGTTATGTACGGCGCCTGGGATATCCAAGAACTAAGAGAGGATATCTGGGAAGTCACAGGCTACGCCTGGGCTGATAATCCAGAGCATGCTGGCAGGGTAGAAGTCCACTGCAAGGTGGAGTTATGGCCTGACCAGTGGCGCGTACTCAATCTATTGAGGATGGATGGCTGGGAGACTGTCTGGCGCAAGCCGTCAGAGTCCAAGGAAAGCCTGAAAGGCAAGAAATGGTGGAAGTAGCCGTTTCGTCCGGGGAAGTCCGGAGAATGGCACCTCCACGCCGTGGAGGATACTATGGACATTTTTCCTGAGAATGTTGTCCCTGGTGATATTGTCGAGTTTCTGTGGAGTGGACGCGCCAGTGGCCGTGTGGGCGGCTGGCGTTGGTACCGTCACAGGGGCAAAGTGACTGCGATCAGGGGTCGCTACGTTTTGGTAGATCCACTGGATTGGCAGGCAGTGGAGCCGTTACGGGTGCCCAGAGACCGGCTGAGCAGGAGGATAGACCATGTCGATGTATGACTATGAAGAGCGCATAAATTATGAGTCGGAAAGCTCCTTCTTCAACGCTCATGATGTAAGGCGTGAGCTCGCTGAGCGTTACAAGTGCCCGGTATGGGTAACAAGGGAAGGCGACTTTGTGCCTCTGGCCATTATGAGTCAGCGGCATATGACCAACGCCTACCGAGTTATCTGCTTGCAGCGGAGCAGCGCGATCCAGGCTTATAACATGATCGATCACCCCTTCTGGGGGCCTGATCCAGACAGTATGGCTTACGAGTGTGCTAGCCAAGAGGCAGACCACTTCTATGAGGAAGTTTGCCCGGTTCTAGATGCCTGGATTGCTGCCTTTGAGGAATGGTTTACCAAGCGTGGCTGGCCTATCCCTAAGCGTCCCAAGCCAGATAAGATGCCTGAGATTGAAAGCATGGAAACGGTAACGCTGCCAAGTGGTAGCACAGCCCGTATTGCCAAGTTGAAGCCAAGTAAGTAGAAAGGAGACACTATGGCGAAAGTGAAAGATGTAAAACGGTTGTTGAAGATCATTGCCTGGTTGAGTGGTTATGCCCTCGACCATGGCGAGGTGTTGAATGCTGCTCTGAAGGACGGCATTCAAGGAACCGAACTGCGCAAAGTGCATGGATGGGCGCAGGAAACCCGTGGCAAGATTAACAAGAAGGTATCCAGCTTCCGGTCAAGCGCCAAACTAGGCGCCGACTTCTCCCAGGCGGAGATGCCAACGGTGGATATCTTCATCGATGCCGGCGAGCTGCCGGATCCGCGCGGGCCGGATGGCGTGGTTGCTAGCAGCGGCGAGCCTGAAGGCCATATCTTCTTCGAAGAGCCGGAGGGCAGGCTGAATGGGTAAGCTAGCTCGAGGTACGCAGGTCGTCCGGCACACTGGACAACGGGGTGAGCGTGATGAGGCAGGCTTTGTAACTTCCGGTCCAACAATTAGCGGCGGCTACTTCTGCCGTTTCTGGTGCATGCGCAATGGGAAAGTAGCTGATCCCCCTACCTTACGCACTTTGAGCACGTCGGAGCTTGTGCTCTGGAAACACATCGTCGTTCAGGATAGCATCGATCAGTCCTACGTTGACCAGGCACTGAGGGAGCATTGCTGATGGTCAAGAAGAAGGTAAGCATGGGCAAAGTCTTGCGCCGGCTGGGTTTTGACCGGAGCGAGTACATCCGCAGCACAGGCTAC